GCCCAAATCGTCGAATCCCCGATGGCCACATTGGCCGACGAGAGAATCGAAACGGCCGGGCCCGTGGTGGAGCCGAATTTGATTTTGGTATCGGTGGTGGCAATCGTCCAGTCAGCGCTATTGGTATTATTTCGCGCCATAATAGCTGACGCGTTGGACATCCTAATAAATCCTGTTGACGCTGGGTTGGTCTGATCTGGGACGTACCATCCCGCCGCGAATGCGCCCGCCGATGCACGGACGATTCCGCTGAACCCTGTCAGGGTGAGACCGGTTAGCGTGGGCGTGGAAGTAAATGCGCTACTTGCTCCGGTCCCGGCGAGCACCGTGCCCGTTGCGCCTACTGGTGTGCCGCCTGCGCCACCGGTAATTTCTATCGCTTTGAATTCATCTGTGCCAAGCGTCCTACTGCCGCCAGGGTCGTCCCAAACGACGATATATGATTTTTCGGTGTAGGTACCATTGACAACCTGGAAAACCAAGCCGTTGCTCACATCCTCTGACGAGTCGAGTGCAGGGTGTCGAATCCAATCATCAGCAACGACAATCCAGAGGCCGTCCTCGGTAACATCGCTCTGACCGTCGAGCCATACGACTGTACCTTCGACACACGAATAGGACTGAATCGTGGTGGGCCCTCCGTGCACGTCAACGTTCGAATCAGCGTAGACGGCGACCTGAACCGGCCGTGGGTAATTGTCTGCAGTACCACCAAGATATTGCAAGGCAGCCATGGCCAACTGACTCACGCGACCCATCGCCCCGGTTGTCGGGCTCAGCGTCGCTCTGGTCCCAGCGCCACCCTCTTTGGGGTGTGGGACTGGGAACCCCGCGGAGTATCCCTCCATGGGTTTTGGAATACCAAGAATGATTTCGTCGACCGCGACATTGCGTTTGCCACCCACCGGTGGCCCCGTGACGATCAGTCTGACCTTGACGTCTCCGAACCCACGCGGATCAGGTAGCGTGGTGATCGTGCATGTGGGGCCCGTCTGCCCGGTGATCGTGTAGTCGTCAGCGGTTCGGTTCGGCGGAAAATCAAACGACCACTCGTGCGAACTGACGCTGGTGTTGTTGAGATTGGTCAGCGTGATCGTCGCGCCCTGGAGCAGCAAATCGCGGCTCCCGCTGACATAATCACCGTCAGCCGGGTTGCCCGCCTGCGCCACGACGATCCGAGCCTGAACTTGCGCCATCCGTTCTATATTGGCACACTTTGGCACATGTGGCACACTCAATGTGTGCCAAGCGGTTTTGCCGTCGAATCTGCTGTTTTTCTGACCGAGTCTCGTCTCGAGGTCCGCACGACCCACATGGGCGAGGCGCTTGAACCGGCAGACTACGGCGATTGCCTTTCGCTCGACGCGTGGACGGTCGTCGGCGCAGGCTTGCTTTCGGTCGAATCGTCCACACCGGATGAAGCAGAAACAGATGTTTTTTACCTGCAATTCGACAAGCAAATCAAAAGCACTGAGGCGGTCACCGTCGCTCTTGCTTCAGAGGCCCGCGCGGCCAATGGTCAGCCGACGAACACCGAGGCGTTCGAAATCTACGGTTCAGTCGTAGCTACCGTTGCAGGTATTTCGAGCACAGAAAAAGCGGGCGATCTGGCCTTCCCGCTGGCTGGCGCACGTGGCGATCTTGATGTGCAGGCTCGCCGTGCCGCGCTCGAGCAGCGTCTACTTCGTCTGGTCACCACAGCGCGCGGAGCCTATGCGCACGCAGAAGATTTTGGGCGCGGTGTACAGCCAAAACGCACCTACAAACGTGCGGATATCGACGCGGAGTTGGCTCAGCTACTCACCCTGATCCGAGCCGATCGAGACGTCAAGGCCGCTTCTGGTTCGTATCGAATTGTCACCCAGGGCGTGCTCGTCGATTTGTACGTCGTGCCCTCATTTAGCGAGCCAGTGCCGCTCGAAATGCACGGGATCGTGCTCGGAGGTTCAACGTGAATCTGCAAGATTGTATAAACGTGATCAGGGCTCGCGTGCGTCTCACGCAGAACGCAAAACTTGATGTGGCGCAGATCGACACACCTGGGTCGAATCTCAACATCATTGCGTACGGCATAGCCGCCTCGCTCGCCGAAGAAATTGACGCGCGACAGGCAAAACGCATGGCAGCGCATCTGACTGCCACAGCAGAAGGCCAAGACCTCGACGATCAGCTAGCCGAGCGCTCGTGGAGCAAGCTCACGCGCAAAGCCGCATCGGCCGCCTCATTGTCACTGTTTCTTTCGCGCAGTTCTCCGGCATCTGGAGACGGGTATCTGCCCGAAGGTACCGAGCTGCTCGTCGACGGGCAGACGTTCACGCTTGTGCACGGGATTTCGTTTGCAGATGGGCAGACAGGCAAACAGCAAAGCGAGTGGATCTGCTCGAAGCTGGGGCTAGCTGGTAACGTGCAATCAACCACCTCGAACACGCGGTTCAAAACGCCGCAAGACCTGTTCGAAGCTCTGACGATCAGCACCACCAATGCTCTCGGAGAGCTGCCGCCCAACGGCGATTACGCAACGGGTGGAGCCGAGCGAGAAAAAGACTCTGAATTCAGGGCGAGAGCCGCGTTGTGGTTTGCAGGACTCGACCAGGGCGCCGAACAACTCACGGCAGGCGCTCTGAGTATCAGCGGGATCAGCACCGCGGTGGCGGTTGAATCCGTGGACGACCTGGGTAACCCCACCGGCGCGGTGGCGCTGTACCTGGGCGATGCGAACGGGCGAGCGAACGATGCGCTGCTGGCCAAGGTCAGAATCAAGCTGCGTGAGTTTCGGATGGAGGGCCAAGCAGTATCTCTGTATGGTTCCGTCCCCTCGCTTCAGTCGATCGTGTTGAGCTTCGGGATTTTGGACGGGTACGCCTCGGCTGAGGTGCAATCGTCCGCGCGGGCTGCTGTGGTTTCGGCTGTCAACAAACTCAAATCTGGCGAAACACTCAACCGGGCACTGATTGCTGCAGCGGTAAAGAGTGTGCCTGGTGTGGTGCTGCTCGATGCTGCCCCCTACGGGTGCACAACCCCTGTTGCTGATGTGGTGGCCAGCAGTGCTGTCACACTATTTCGCACCTCCAGCGAGTTGGTGACATTCGCATGATTTCGGCACTCACCACAGACGAAGCGATCAAGCTCCTCGAGCGGCGCGTCGACAAAGAATGGCTCACTGACGCGCTCTCTACGCCTGACGGTGAGGCGATTATTATGGGGCTCGTCGAGCTGTTTTGCCGCATTGACGAGAAAAACGCCGAAGAAGCCTCGTCGCTCCGAGTGCGCCCAGCACCTGGCCTCGTAGGCGACCCAGCCACCGGGGCACAATACGCCACACTCGGTGTCACCATCACGCGTCGTAGACCTGGGCGAAACCACACTATCCCGGCCGGTACTGTGATAGCCACCAACAGCGGTCACCGATTCGAACTGGACGAAGACGTTTCGTTTGGTGGCGGTGAAATAAATATCCCTCACACAACGACCGCAACGGCCAGTTTTGCAGGGTGGCCTGGATTCATTCCGGCGAATACGGAAATGAGTTTTGTGGACGTCGCCAACGGCATCTCAGGGCTCGGCACGGCGCTGAATATTTTGCCAGGTGTAGGGCAACCGAGAGCGCTCAAAATCACGACCGACAGCACGAAGCCACACCTGTTCAAGTCGAAACTGATTGGTCTCTACCTCGAAGTCACAGCGTGTGATTCGGCGTCGAGCAACGTGGGACTGCAGGTTCAGATCGGCAACGTGAACGATGGTTCAGCACAGAATGCAGACACGCTGCCCGAAAGCGAGTATGCGTGGAGTGAGCCGTTTGATACCACCACCGATGCGGAGTTCTCCCCATGGACGGCCCCAGGCGCCATTGATTTCGAGTGGGCGGTGCGTGACTGGTCCGAGATGGGCTACGAGGTGTACGCGTCCACGGAAGTCAGCGGCGGCCGCCTACCTATCCTTGACGAGCTGGCCAAAGACAGAGGCAGACCGCGCCGCCTAAACGAAGAAGATGACGCGCTTCGCACGCGATTGCTTCGCGCCCCGATGCCTCCATCTCCGCTGCGAATTCTTCGCACTGCCTTGATTGCGCTCTCTCCGTGGGCTGTGCGTCGAGACCAGATTCAAATCTACGAGCTCGGTGAACCTGCGCCCGAAACAGACGATCCTTACGCCGTCAATTTCCCCGCTGCGTGTGGGTTTATTTCTGACTTGCATTGCAGCGATACGACCACGCCGATCACTCCCGACACGATGGCGGAGCGCGCGCCAGACGGCACCACCTACAGCCCGGTTCGAAACCCTGGATTGATGCTGACGTGCCAGCGACCCAATCGACGAACCGTGATTATCCGCTGCGATGCACTTGATTCATTTTCGGCTGATGACGCCGCGGCTGCCAAGCGAGCGCTCTACGCCATGGCCAAAAAAGCCAAGTCTCAAGGCACTTGGTTGTTGATCTACTACCCACCCCAGTGGAGCTACCCTTGACCGCAATTGTCGATCGTCTCGAACTCGAGCGCGTCACGCGCCTCGATCTCATGCTTGCTCAGCGATACCCCACCAAAGCGGCAACGCGTGCGCTTCGCATGCTGGGTCGAAAACGGCGCTACGGTGGCTCCACGATCAACGAGAGCGACATTACGTGGCAATGCCTCGGGGGCCTCGAAGTTAGCTATTCGTCAGGCTCTACCGTGACCGTCCGCAGCGGTTCAGCGCTCACACCGAATCCTGACCCTGTGACAGAGACACGGCCTGCTCAGTACACCCCGGCGCCTGCTGATGCAGACGATGACACCTTCGTGTTTGCTGATTTGGTAGCAAATACCAACGTGGCGCCAGCATCGGCCATCGGAGCCGCAACCACTCTTCATGAGTGGTGGATCGTCTACGTCACAACTGAACTGTCGGCCGTCGAAACAGACCCAGACCGCGCCGTTTTCAACGAAGGCTCTGGGGGCGCATGGGTAGCGGCTTCAGATCTTGATAAAATCAAGCGATGGGTGCTCACACCTGGCGTTGTCCGCGGCGCTGGCGGAGCAAACCTGCTCACGGTTGCGGCAAGCGTGCCCGCTGACTCGGTGATGATTGCGCTGATTTCTGTGCCCATCGGGTCAACCGATTTGTCGAGCGCGCTATTTTTCGATGTGCGGCGAATCGTCACAGACCCAGGGCCAAACATGGTGAGTGGTCGCGGATTGATTGGGAATATTGGCAACGCCATCGGTGACTTCCTCCCCACCGTCGCAGGTTCGGCCGCTGAGATCGTGACTGGTAGTTGGTGGGGGCGAATCAACGATCAGCTTGTATACGCCAACACCGGCCCAGGCGGTCTTTCTGCTGACGCAATTTGCGAACCTGGTGCCACGTGGGACGGTTCCGCTTCGCTTACGTCGCCAAAGGTCGCTTGGCTGTACCTCGCAACCGTCGGCGATTCCGATATCGTTCCTCGCCCAGTTCGCAAGGGGAGTAATGTTCTAGGCACAAATACAAACGAGCAATGTTTCCTTGAAGGAGCGCTTGTGCTGTCGCCGACCCCGCCCAAGATGGGCACAACGGGCAGTGCGGCCGGGCACAAGGGACACGGTAAGATTGACCTTCGCCCGTCGGCGTCGCTAGATCTGCCAAGCTTCACCAAAGGGGGCATGGTCTACAATTACGAAGGGCTAAGCACGTCTCACGCTCTTTGCCTTGGCCCTGTGTTGTACGGGGACCTCGACGGGAGCACGAACCTGCCGCTTGTACTTGGCACAACCGAAGTAGGGTCAGACGGCTGGTTTAGGGCTGGTTTTGCTGCCACGGCGGACATTGTCGCGGGTGATGGTCTGCTAGACGGCGGCGGGCTGTTCTCGGATATTTCGGCATCTGCATTGGGCAATAAAATAATAGGTAGCTTCGAGCCGCAGGATTTTACCATTAGTGGCACGGCTCACCGAATACCCATTACAGCAGTTGAGTGGGCAATTGTCATTGAGGGATCGTCTGGAATGGGCCAGTACTGGACCACGTTTAGACAGCGTTCCGGAGCCGTTCATCCCGTCGTCGTTGCGACATCGGTTGTTGTTCGCGGAGTATGGGAGTTTGCGCATCAAAACGGTGGCGCGGCCGAGCCCATAGTCGGGGAGTTGTCTGGAGGCACCCCAACCGTGACCTCCAGCAAAGCAATCGTAACCGGTTACCGATGGCCCTACAACGAACCACTAGCAGGATAATAGATGCAAACCGTGATCTGTGTTGCAGAGGTTCTCGAAGACAGTGAAACACCTGGCCAGGCAGAGATTCACGGGCACCTGGACGAAGACGGCAAGGTCGTAGGATGGACCGTGGAGTGCCTTATTCGACAAGGACCGCCAGGTTTCCCCGAGATGCACGTCATTGCCACACTTACCTGCCCTGTGGGTGAAGAAATCCCAAACCTACCGCAGCTTGGGCAAACGCTGCTTATTTGCTCGGTACAGGGCGATCCGAACGATTGGTACGTAATTGGCGCTCTGCCGGGAGGGATAAACCGAAAAATCCCACGTAATGCAGCCGGTGTTGATATGTCCGGTAATGGGCTTGCTAAGACACAGGTAAACATGCCGCCCAAAGGCGTAGGGGTTCGGTATTACATCCGAGGCGGGGCCTTCGTCATCAAGCTCAAGGGGGTTTCCAAAGATTACAAGGGCGAACTATTTATTGAGGCGGATGACGCAGAGGGCAGCGGCAGCGGTACACGCTTTCGGATTGCACGCCACCCATCAACGGGAAAAATGGCCGCATCGGTGGCATGCAACAAGGGAGCTAGTTTTATGGTGTCGGATGGCATCGCGTCAATTACAAGCCCTAATCAAGAAAACGTTCTTCAGGTAAGCAACGAAGGGGGGTCATTCGTTGGCAACGTGTTCGCAATCCAAGCGAGTACACTGCTAAAATTGGATGCCCCCATTGTTGCAATCAATGTCGACAAGGCGGCGTTCTCCACTCTTGGTCCGGCCTCCCCGTTCTCGGTTATCAAGGGACTTACCGGCATTGACGGCACAAAATCAACTAGCGTGTTTGTTGGATTGTGAGAAAACATGGCAACGCAAGAAATTCCCATTGTCACCCCGTGCGGCGAGATTTTGGTAAAGGTGGTAGTTGAGCTGCCGTTTCCCTCATTCTCTCTACCTCTACCAATCCCGTTTCCCCCAAAATTTGCAATACCTCTGCCTGACTGCTCTATACTAAAACACACGAATAGTGTTCCGGACCCGCCAGAAGACAGCGAGCCGTTAGGCAATGAAAGGCGCCGGGTTGACTGGGTGTTGTACGCATGATGGGTTTTCTGGTGTTGCACCGTAGTAATAGCAAAACATCAGATTGGGTACCGACTGGTCGCAGTCATTCGCTCCCTGTTGTTTTCTGCACATTGTTTTTGGGCAGCACGAAACGGCGCTAGTAAGTGAACGCACTTTGCACCCGTCCATAGGCGCTATACCTTCGCCACACGAAAATGCGTATTGTGGGAAACCGCACGATGTATCGCAAATGTCTGCCGAGTTGTTCGCATTCAGATCTGACGGCCCGTTCAGTGGTGCGCATTCTGAGTTGGTAACACCTAGTGGTTCAATGGGCCCATCTCCGCACTGATTGGCGCTGCCACCTGTGCCAGCGATACCACCAGACCCAGCAACCCCTGCGGTGCCACTTGCCCCGGCCATACCAGCCTCGCCGGCCGAACCGCTTATGCCGCCAGTGCCAGCCGTGCCCGCAGTGGCGGAGCTGCCTGCGGTGCCTGACGCTCCTGACAGACCACCACCGCTACCACCGGAACCGCTCAACCCGCCAGAGCCGGCAGAACCACCGCTGCCATCCGTTTCGCACTGGCACTCGTTGAACCCTGAACCGTCTGCGTTGCACGACTGGGCGCCTTGGGTCCCACCAGGGCAGGCGCAGGACGTTTGTTTGCCTGGGTCGCACACACGATCAGCGGTCGACTTTACGGCAGGGTCAGAGGAGCATTGAACCAAAACAAGCAGCAACAACGTGAGCCATCGCATAAGCGAAGCATAAGGCTCGATCTAGCTTGTTGTCGAACAGATCAAAGATCATCTACGGCGCAAACATCTATTTCGCCCCTTTTAGAAGCTGTTTGGCAATCTGATCGATTTGCTTCGAAGCGGCTTTTTTTGCTTCTGGCGATGCGTCGGAGGCGTCGAGATCCATTCGGGCTTTTTTGATGCGTGCTCGGATCTGGTCGAGCGTCTCACCGGGGATGCCTTCAGCGAGTTGAGCAACGACATCGTCTGGTGTGCGCCCCTCGGCTTTTGCCTGCAGGTCGCTGGTGATCACTGTGTAGGTCACGAGACGAAGCTCAATAACAGGATCGCTTTTTTCTCCGCCGGTGACTTTCATTTCATCGACGCGCAAGCGATCTGTTTTTGGCACCATCGCCACAGCTTCAGAGATTCGAGCCGCTGTGATTGATGGGGTGCCATTGCGCTCGAGCAGTTGTTTGATTTGAGCCTGGCTCAGGTTCCCGTTGATAGCTCTGCATTCGGTCGCAAGAAGCGCGTCGTCCATCACGCCAAACCACACATCGTCACCAGCGCGCAAGCGCAGTATGTCCGCGTCGTTGTCGTAACCGCTGAATGGTGAATATGTCGTAATGTCGATATGTGTTCGCTGTCGCGTCCGTTCGAAAAAAATCGACTCGGCTATTTTTGGCAGCAATTCAGGGTTTGCAACAGGGCCAATGGGTACCGACAACACCGTGTCGTCGAGCTGCTCATAACCTGGGCGGCCAAGGTGCGCCAAGATGGGCGGCACGTCGGGCCTCTTGCCCTGCTCTGCCGTGGTTGCCTTGTTTTGCTTTGGGTCTGGCGGCCAACGGGCTGCGTATTGCTGACGCTGGACGGGATCAAAAGCAGTCACGCGGACCGATTCGAGCTTTGACCCAAGCAAGGCATGCTTCGCGTGAATCGTATGAATGTTATGGCCTAGAATAATCATAGATTTTACTTCCTTTGTTTCGTTTTGCCCCTGGTACATTGTGCCAGCATAGGAGAGTATCAGCTTGTTCCCGTTTATTCGCGGAGTGACGCCTAGCTCATGGCAAGCTTTCACAATTGCATCGAGATAGCTATCGGTTGAAGGTACAGGTCTTTTTTTCTTTTTGCCCTTTTTCTTTTTGTGGAGCACCGGGGCAAGGCCGCCGAGAGTGGGCTCTGGGCGCGGGTCTTGCCAGACCACATCAATCCCTTCTGCCCATGTGTTTTCTAGAAATTTGCCGACCATATCCGCAACAGGTCGATCTTCCTCAAACTCTTTGCCGGCCTCCACCTTTTTACCACTGAGCAACCCAACATAATCGACAAACGTGCATTTCATGGTGGCAACCCCATCGGACGCCACGGATTGTGAAGGCTCTTTGCCAACACCGTAAAAATCTTTATCTGCTACGGCTGTTGTGGGCAAAACACCATTGCCCCAATCCTCATCGGAAACATGACGGATGACAGCCTCGCACGTCATATTTCGAATCGCAGCGAGTGGTACCGGGATGGCCGACAACGGGACCGTAACGTCTAGCTCGTCGGCTTTTCGAAAACTATTTACCGTCCACGAAAACGATTTTGCCTGAACGTTCAACACGGTGAACGTTGGCCGCTTATTCGTCGGCGCATCGATCGCCGCGAGCGTGGCCAGGTTTCCTTCTGCCCCTGGGGTAAGTAGTGCCTCGGTAAGCTGACGGGAGCGGTAGAGACGCTCTGCATCTTCAGCGAGGCGAGCGTCGGGGCCATCGCCCAACGAAAACACCTCGAGGCGCAGGGACACCACACAGACAATTCGCGCGACGGTCACCCTTGCACCTCGACGCTATAGGTCCCCGCTGGCACTCGCTGGCCACTGATGCCGTTCAGGTCGGCAATTTCCTGCCAGCGGTCGGCTGACCCGAGCTCCTTCTTGGCAACTTCCACCAACGACTGCCCTGGGCGGACACCTACCACCCGCTTTTTTCGACTCTCGATGGCGGCAATCGCATCGGCAATCGCATTGAGTGCCTTGGTGGCAGCGTCACGGATTTTGCCCTTATTATTTCGGGCCCGAAAGAGCGATGATGCATTGTCCGCAACGGCGAGGTACTCGTCCCCCACCGAGCTAACAGTGTTCTCTAGATCGCTCCAGAGATTGCCCACGCTACGCAACGTGCCCAGGGCTTTATTGGCAAGCTTGGCGGGAGCTTTGGCAAAGTCTCCCATTTTCTTCAAATCATTTCGAAGCTGCGAAATTCCAGACTGAAGATTCGACAGTGCATTACCAAGCGCCTCGAACAGGTCTGGGGCGAAAGGGTCTTCGTCATCGAGCACCGAAGCAACCTCCGCTGCGGCGGCGCTGATCGCCGCGTTCACATCCTCCACCGACGCTGCTGGTTCTGGGACGAGCAAGGGGATACCTTCGCCAGACCACTCGAACCGCACAATCACTTCGAGGTTGGTGCCTGGTGTTGTCGGGTCCCCTGAAGTGGGGTCTACCAAATACCCACGGTTCGGCTTCGGTCGAGCCTCTCGGAGTATTCCGCGGCGCGAGAAAACACCAAGCTGGACAACAACCTCTCGCCCTCGCGAAAGAATCTCTTGAAAAACCTTGAATAGGTCTTCGGGTGTTTTAGGCGCGATGGTGGCGCCTGTGACGAGAACATCGTCTTTGATATTGAAAAACGGCACCTCCCATTTGAACGTGAACTCGGTCACGTCCCATTCGACGCCAGTGACCGTCGATGTCCCCTGTTTGGCACCGAGTGGCATATAGGTACCACCGCGCGCTTTGACAGGGAACTCGGCCCCCACCACGGGCATTGTGGACCCTCGCAAAATGACACGTATCGGAGATGGACCTGTTTCCTCAATCGCTAGCCGTTGTAGCTTCGAATTGAGCGACGGGTGGTCGAGTATCCACTGGCGCTCGAGCGCCATTTGGCGAGCGGACTGGTTGCTGTCGTAGAGGAAGTCTGGCATCAGGTCACCCCAGGCAATGGCGAAGTGAGAATGCGCGCGCGGTTCTTTGCCTCGTCAAAGGCACGTTCAAAGTCTTTTCGTGAGCGAATAAAAATCGCGTCTTCGTTCGGGTCGCCAAGGTCCACCTTGAGAACGACTTCGATTTTTTGACCTGAACCACCTGGGGGTGGCGACCCAGATCTGCCGCTAGCTGTGCCCTTCTCCGGTGTAGCTGTCATGGTGTTGTAACCAAAGCCTGCGCGTCTGCCAACTGCGTCAGCTTCTTCAACGCGTTTTGCTTGCCTTGCTGAGTCAAGTGACTTGTCCAGCGTTGCCGCGGCATTGGCAGCACGGTCGGTGAATAGGTCAAGTGCTCTGATTAGCGGAGTGAAAGCAAGGTCCACTAGTCCTCGCAGTCCGTTGGCCAAGGCCTCAAGGAATGGCATTATATAGGCGAGCCCTTCGGCGAGCCATCCTATTAGCGCAATGATGCGCTCTAGCATATTCAGCCAGAGGGTAAATGCAGCCACCAATGGACCGCCCCATATAGGAGCCATGGCCTGCCAAATGCGCTCGAACCCAGGAGCCAGTTTTTGGACCGCCTCCCAAAGGCGCTCGCCAGAGGCTTTCAGGCGATTCCACGCATCCTCCAAGTAGGTCGAGACGTCGAACGCATTTTGTTTGACAGCCTCGAACGCGGCACCTAGCAACAGAAGTGCCCCCGCCAGAACTGTGGCCGCTCCACCTGCGCCGATGCCAGCTGATGCACCCGCCGCCGATGTTGAACTTGCCGCCGCGCCTTCTGCAAATATTGGAATTTCTGCAGTCCCAATATTTGCAGCAGCAGCAGCAGGGGCCGCTCCACCTTTGCTAAGCAGGCTCATTGCGGCACTTCCGGTTTGCACAACGCTTGTAGCGAGCGGGGCTGATGCCACACCTGCCTTGAGGGCCGCTCCACCGATGGCTGTGCGTTCCAAACCTTTGCCCAAATCGCCACCGCCAAGCGCCTTGATCATTTTTTCTGCCTTGGTAGCAGCGGCCTCGATGGCATGACCAACGTGGATAACGGTCGTCTTGATTTCATTCCAATTTTCATTGATCCACAAAGATGCGCTATGAAGCCTACCAAGGCCTTTATCCGCCAGATCTGTGACCGCGTCGAGAAAACCGTTTACTCCGGTCTCGCCTTTCGGGAACAGGCTTGTCAGGTTGCCAAATATAGCCGACGTGCGTGTGGAAATGACGACGCCTAGTCGGTCCAGTCGTCCCATGAACTCTTTTGAGTCTATGAGCTTCATGACACCATCCGTCCACTTGGCCATTCCTCGCTTTAGCAACTCGTACGATGGGCCAAGAATGGCACCGCCGACCGCCTTTAGCTGGTCCTCAATCGTCGATTTTAGCCCAGTAAAGCTGTTACCTGCGGTAGCGGCGGCCGCCTGGAACGCTGGATTCGTCAGCGCATCCTCGACGGCTTTGATTCGTTTTTCGACTGGCCACTTGTTGAATACCTCGGCCGACTTGATTCCGAGCGAAGGAATCGCGGTTAGGGCTTTGAAAAAGGGCAACTCTGCCCCTGCGCCACCCTGCAACATGCGCATCACGTCGGTGCCAGCCTGTTCGAACGTGGCTCCGAGGGCTGGTGCGGTCTGAATTACTCCCTTTGTGATTCTGTGCAAATCCTCCATTGATTTGCCGGCGCCGAGCAAAGGGCCTGCGATATTAGCCGCCACATTGACGAAATCTTTCGTTTCGCCAGCGCTCGAGACGGCATCTTTTTTGAACTTCTCAAAGAGTACATCGCTCTCGCGTTTCGCGGCTTGAAACGATGTACTGGTGGCCGCGCCGATAACCGCGCCCATCTGAATTGATTTGTCTTCGAGCAGGGAAAGGTTTTTGCCGATATACCCAGCGGCCGCAACCGCGCCTGCTGCACCAACGGCAGCAGTAACACTGGCTATTTTTGCCGCTGCGGAGATAGCCGATGAACCCACGTCAAGCAAATGCGCCCCCATGCCACCGAGCCCGTCCTGCAACTTCTGGGCAGACTGGGCAGCCGAAGACATCTCGCCCTTGAACTGCGACCCACCTTGCGCCTGCAACTTCGCAACGACACTATACTCCACATCAGCCATGTTGCGCCCTTTCCTCTGCCAAACGGGCCTCTATTGCGTTGTGACGACGCAACATTGCCCCTCGATATTGCTCCAAGAGCCATCGCGGGGCTGACCAATAACGCTGTTCTGAGAGCCCACCATCGATGGTGAACAGGCTCCAATCGTCGAACAGGTTATCGATCGCTTCGTCCACAGTCATTACTCCGTAGCGCCAGACAAGGCGCAGCAGCCCGAAGCCGTCCTGCAGCGCTTCGTGCTTATCCCATCGTGACCCGAAACGAGGCGCGGCTCTTGGCCTTCGCCTCCTCGCTCACCTTCATGACTTGATTCCAGACTTCTCCGACGGTTTCGCGACCACATGACCCCAATGCGGACCACCATATATCGCGCTCTTTGGCAACGAGTACCCCGTCGCCCGTCGGCTCTCCTGCCTCCGTCGCAAGACCGATCTTGTGGACCGAGAGCTTAGATCGAATCACTGACAGTGCGAGGGCTGCGCCTGGAAAGCTGGTCGCTTTCATAGACAGCAACTCGTTCATCTCCGCATCAGCTGAAATGTCTTTGCAGTACACAAAGACACCATTCGACACATCACCAAGGTCCTTCCATTGTTGATGAGACGAATCAATCATTTCTGGAGAGAGCCAAAAACACCAACCTCGTTGAGGCCCAACGGCCATATTTTCACTCATGAAATCACGCGACCTTCATCAACCAGTGTTTGCCTTTGAAATCCAAGTCGTTTTCGGCGAACTTGGTGCGCCCACCCATTTTCATGGGCTGGGGCGCGGTGTGTAGGTCTCGGCAGACGATACGGAAGCTCCCGCCGTCGGGGCTGACATACTTCAAGCCAGCCGAGATTTCGTCGATGTTCGCGCCCTGGCCTTTGGCCTTGAAAAGGTTGGCCAGTGCGACGATTTGCGAGGCGAGGTTCGGCTGCACCGTGATTTTGAGGGAATACCCCACGTAGAACTCGCGGTATTCTTTGCCGATTTCGCCGATGAAATCCTGCTCGGTGAGTTCGTATTCGGCTGTGAAGTCGTACGAAACCACGTGAATGTCTGGAACCAGGGCGTCCCCGGTGGTGTTGTTCAAGAGGGTTACCGAGCCCTCCATTCCGCTGAATCGCAACATGGATCAGGTTCCTCCTGAAGAGATCGAGATGGCGTTGGGGCCTACTGACAGATTGAACAGCCACACGTCGGCTGACTCGATTTGATTGATTTTGACGTCGAATCGGCGAAGGTTCGCCACACTGGTCGGAACCTCGACCATCTCGTAGGCAGAGATGACGGCGTTTTTGCCAGTGGTGAGCCCTTCGAAGAAGTTTTCCGCACGAGATATCTGAAGCTCGATTCGCTCTTTGGTACCCTGTCGCTTGGCTTCCGCGAGAGTTTGGCTGGCGAGCGAATCCCCGACGTATCCCTCTAGTGTCACGCGAGCGATTGAGACATCCTCTGGGGACACTGTGGGGTCCACGGTGGTGATTCCTTGCTCAAACGTCAGGCCGAGCACATCGTGTAGAAATGCGGCGCAGACGCCTGCCTCTTTGAACGCGGCGTAGGTTTCGCTTGTCCACGAAGCGGCCTCGTCGCCCAGGCCGGTGACAAAGTCACTGGTCCACTGAAGCCGCGTTTCCTCGGGGAGTTGTCCGGGGTTTAGCCCTGGGTTGAGTGAGCTCCACCGCGAGGCCAAGAATGTGTCGGGGTGACGTACGATGTTGTCGTTATCGTCCGCGTATCCACCGTCGACCATTTCTTGCATGAAGCACTTGAGCGACCCTGCGGCCATGCTCGCGTACTTCGATCGATATGCCCCGACGCCTGGCGAAGATGAGCCGCGAATTGTCGTTTCGGAGGTCGCATTGGGTGGGCAAATAAAGGCTCTACGCGTGTTGTGCCCGCTCGTTGTCGCGGTGACCGCATTGGTTTTCAGTGCACTACGAATCGCGTTTGACTGACGGGCAGACACAATACCATCGATGCCGCGTTTGACCGGGTCACTCGAACCGATCGTTGCGTCGATAGCCTCAAGGTAAGCCGTGTCAAGCTGTGCCGCGGTTAGCGCATTGCTGAGTGAGGCGGGGTTGGTAACCTTCCATTCCCAATCACCAAGTCGCGCGGCGTCGTCTTCGAGGGTATCGATGCTGCTTGCTGCGAACCCAACGAACGAACCATCGTCCTGTGCTGGTCGTACGTAGAAGCTTGTTGCGTCGGTTGTCCCTGATGCAATCGTGGTGGTCTGTGTGGTGACCACACGGGTAGCATCTGCTCCCCCGTCGGTCGCTCGCAGGCCAGCCGCAAGCGTGATGTCTTTGGTGGTCGCTGCTGTGACGGGGTCCGCTTGAGCTTCTAGGCCCAGGTAATCGTTTGCAGTGCCTGACTTGCATTGCATCATCCCTGTGCCAGCAGCAAGGGAGCTGATCCGAACGTATCCGTTGGCTGTGAGGGAGACGCGGACGTTGGCCGTTTCGACCTTCGCCTTGAACTCATCAAAGGTCATCTGGCTAATGTCGGCGGCATCGCCGGTGCCGCTTGCCGATGCATCGGTTGAGGCATCCGCGGTCAAACCAAGTGTGTCTGTTACGGTGTTTGCTTTGACCTGAACTTTCGAGCTTGTCCCTTTGACAGGGTCCGTGAGCTTGATTTGGCCACCCACCACCGTGGCGAATTCGAATCCCATGTACACGTTGATCCGCGCCACAATTTCCGAGACGGTATCGTCACCAGCTTGCAGAGTGATCGTCACGTAGGACTCGCTCGACTTTGCAACCTCGAACGTCTCGCCGCCTGTGAACGTGTTGAACGTCCCGCCTGAACCTGTGATCGCCGCGCTGGTGGCGGCAAAGGTAACGGTGGTATCGGAGCCTGAATCATTGCGCTCGTAGATAAACGTCAAACCATTATCCAGGTTGAATGGAGGTTTGATTGTTGTCTGCAAAAACGCAAGCGGCGTGAGGGTAATCGAGCCGACGGAGGTATTCGCGCGAACGAACACCAGGTTGCCAAACACGAGCTTGGCGGTCTGCACCCAGGCGTTGCCGTTCCAGTATTCGGTACCGCCTGAGCGGTAGGCGCATGGGTATTGGTATTTGGAGGTTCCGTACTGGTAGCCAAAGCCACCGAACGGAGACGACCCCGAAGTGAGTTTGGTGGGTGTGTTGTAGGGCCCATCTTCGAACTCACCAACAACACAGATGGTCCCGAACTTTCGGGCTGGGGCTGGGGCCGGTGGAGGCGCATTGACAATCACCACACCCGAGAGGGCTAGGATTGCCGCGATGGACGGAAACGAGTCGAATTTTCGAACGAACATTATGCAGCCTCCGAAGAAGAGAACTGAACTGAGCGAATCTTTGCGGGTGGCAAAAACGGTTTGCAGGCCAAACGAGGCGCCTGCCAAAACGCGCGCACCTCGTTGGTGAATCGTCCATCCCCCTGCGTTACGTCCTGCGCCGCTCCTGACGTATCAAGATGAAGCAGGCACACAGGGCGAATCGGGATGGTGATTTGGTCTCGAAATATTTCGGGGATGAACGACAGCGGGAGCGGTAGCACCGCCCCCTCTTTGGCGCCGTCGCCTGCACTGAGCGCGTCTTCTACAGCACGTGAGAGCGCATCGGTAACAAGGGAGTATGCAGAGGCAACTTCGACAAGCAAAACACCGACGTCTTCACCGGTCTGCCAAAGGCCGTATTGACCGTCAGCGGACACGATATCGTTGCCGTTCTCGTCAAGGTAAGGCGTGCCTGTGATGGCGTCCTTTTCCTCCACGCTCACGCGTCGAATCGATGCACTCGGGTATTGCGCCACGTCGCTATTTGATGGCGGATTCGTCCACACGATTTTGAAAGCCGGCGCAACCTGATCGGGCGAACCTTCTACCGCCGCCTGAATTCTACGAAGATGCGCCCCCAGGGCCTCAAACACAGCGCGCTCTGGGGACAGCTCTGACATGCTCACGGGAGCTGGCACAAAGCAGCGCCCTGCCTGTGTGAACGCGTCGAGCGCCTCGTCGTCTTCTTGTGTCCACAAAATCATGGGGACACCTGCTGAACGTGACGGCGCAGAATGGCGGGGATCTTACGCTTGACGCTTGTTAGAGCGCGGCGCAGCACCCACCGCGGTTTGATTCCGCGTTTGCCAATAGCGATAGCAAGTCCAATAGCTATTTTTTTCGCCACAATCATTTTTGCCGTGGCTTTGGCCATGCCTTTATTCTGTTTTCGAAAGGCAGCGGCTTTTTTCTTCAAATCGAAATCGCGCCAGTGTCGCACCACCCAAGGCACGAGAGCATCGGCGGGCGGAGCCTTCCCCTTGCGGCGGCCACGCTCAACGAAGGTTGCCTGTTTCGAGGTGTTGCCCACCTGGGCGCCGTCGGGCGTGTTGTGCTTGCCCCATGTGGCTTTGTACTGTCCCACATCGACCGGGATTGGATCGCTGTGAGCAATGGTGGACTGCACCTGGGCCTGAAGCAGCATGGAGGATTCCTGCAGCCCAGTGACGACGGCTTGTGGAGCTTTCGAGGCAAGGTTGCGGATCAGGTCCGCAAGTCCGCTGGCATCACCCGATCGGCGCACGGTCATAGCGGCGCCTCCGCAAATGCTTCAGACTCGGTCACGATGGGACGAAGGTGCAAGATCCACTGGCACCCCTGAACATCGTGCTGGGGTTGCCCAACGAGCTGGTACCTGCGAAGGCGCGTGCTGTCCTGCCGGCGGTCGTGCTGCACTTCAAAAAACGTGCTTTCGTCCGTCTGCAAATCACCAAATGTTGAAAGATTGTATTCTTCCACCAGATGATCTGAGATTTCGGTTACGACGAGATCCCCTTCTTCGACAAGCCCCTCGGGGAGGTACTTGTACCGAGCGGCGGGGCCCGTGGCGTCCATGACCGCAGGGGCCACAATTCGCCCTTCAGAGGTGCGCCCACATCCGAGTTCAACTCGTGACTGTTCGGACGAGTACCCTCGCCCTGGTTCCCCACCTGACCACGAGAGGGTCACGAGGAACACGCGAAAAACGTGTGTGCCAACCATGCCGTGAACACGACCTCGGATGGCAGCCACCTTGGGAGAAAGGCGCTCGAGAAGTGTGCTCATCGCGACTCCACCAGAGAGTTGTAAGCAGATGGACGCATAAATGGACCCTCCTGCATTGTCTCGTGAGAGTGGAGATTCTGGGTTTACCTCTACCCCGAGCATGGATGACAGTTGCGATCGTAGTCTCGCGACTTGTGAAACGCGTGTGGTCATCCCAGCGCTAGGGTCGAGCTTGATTCTGTCGACCTGGACGACTGTGGGGTCAGACAGGCCGGAGTCTGATTCGTCGATGCCTGATATTTTTCGCTCGAGAGAATGAATGCTCGAACTTATCTGCAAAATGTCTTCTTTGACGAACGGTGGCACTTGTTGCAGCGCAACGGATAGCTTGCGCGTCAATTCAAACACAAGGTAGGAAGTCCCAATGGACACAAACGAGGGCAGATAGCTCGGATACAGCAGAGCTTTTGCCACACTAGCGTATTCCTCGTCTGTCCAGGTTGTGCCCATGGGGACCTCGTTCTCATGCTTCGATCAAGATGGTACGCCGTACTCAAGCATGATGGTTCGCTTGTAGGGTCGCAGGTCCGACTTATCCGACAAGGAATCAACGTCAGTGTGCGCAGTGAAATCGAGTGTCGCCGAAAGAGACACAGTGCACACCAATGCGCGAGGGTCGAGAGGAGGTGTGATGGTCAAGCGCAAACCGGCGATATCTGCGGAAAGAAACTGCATTCCGCCTTCGCTCATTTGGTAAGCGCCAACGTTTTGCGTGACCATACCGAGTGGCTTGATGCCCATTTGCTCGTAGTAGAGCATTTCGTCGATATAGGTTTCGTCACCCATGCCGCCGCCTGTCATGATGGCTCGCTCAACCCGCACGCCGCTGTAGTTGATCACGTCCAGACCAACTTCGACCATGCACTCGTTTGAGCCTGCGGTTCCTGTCCCGCCTGAGCCTGAGTGGCTTGCGGCGCCGACGGAGTAAATCAGATCTGGATCTGTCTTCCCCTTCGCCGGGCTGTCACTGTTCGTGATGAACGTAATGCCTAGACTTGGGCTGAAGTAGGCGCCTGGACCAAGTTGAGGAGAAACGCCCATTCCTTGCGTCGCCTGGCGATATGCAGTGTCCGCTCCGACCTTGTCGAAAAACGAGGCGGGGACGTGCATGTGATAGGTGCCAGTGTCCTCGTGAACTGGAACCCCTTGATCCTCAAACTTTGCTTTCATGGCGCGAATTTCGGCCATGGTCGGCAAGTCGGTGGTCGTCAGAGCGTCCGACGATGCGCGGCTGTTTGGGCGCACAATGTACGGCTTGGCGTCCTTGATGTAGCAATAGGAACCAGCTGCCACGTTGGCACTCAAGGTGGTGCTCAGCGTAAGCTCGCCTGGGCCGTCTGGGTATCGCGCGTCAAGCGGGGTTACACCGGTTACCAACGCAGTAAATGTGGTGGCCGCTACGATTTCGATCTGCAGTGTGTTCGAGGCTGAAACGGCAATGGGTTGCCCGTTGACCCACTTGTAGCGGAACCCACCGCAGCTGTTTACCAGCAGAACGCTATGTCCTGTGGTTTGCGCTCGGCGAATCATCGCGAAGCCGTACCCTGCAGCCTTGAACGCGCGAGCGCGGGCCAGGCGCGAGAGTGTCATTGCGCCCCAGGTTGCAATACCATCGATTTTCTGGACCGCCTGACTCCCTAGTTGAATGTAGCTCGTGGGAGCGTCAATCAACACCTTTTTGCCGTAGGGCACAGGCGCGGCGGTGAATTGCTCTGAGCCGAAGCTCAAAACATCAACATCACCCAAGCTCGAAGCTGGCAAGAGATCGGGGACCGCACGACCGAGCCGGTTCGTGGTCAGGGTTGACCCTTGGCCAGGCTCAAGTCGAACGCGGGTGAAGTCGTTGCGATAGGCCGCTTTGCCAATCAGGGTTTTGAGGAGTCGTCCGGCAAGCTTGTTTTGTTGGACGAGATTGAGGACACCTTGCGGTAGTCCACTCGGGACGAAAGCTGCTTCAGTCATGTTCGGTGCCTTTCATGTCTCGCTTGTGCGTTACGAGCGTCATTGTACTGGGTGCCGCGCATAACGAGCTGCGCCGGGTATCCCTTCGAAATCGTCGATGATTTTGTTTGCAGCGGCCGCAATAGGACTCACGGCTCCATTCTGCAACTTGGGCGCAGTCGACACGCCCTGGGATGAGGAGTGCGAGCCAAACAAAGAGGGGTGCTCTTTCTTTGTTTTTGCCCAGAACTCTTCTTCTTTGAAATCTTTCTCGCTGGCCTTGGTGGCGTTGTACAGAGCCTCAGCCATAACGCGAGCCGATGGGGCAACGCCTGCCGAATCAAGCTTGTCCCGAACCTCAATAGCCGCCTTCATGGCCTTGAGTTCTTCTCGGGCAGCCTTTGCTTCTGCCAACGCCGCGGCTTTTTCTTCAGCAATCTTGTCCGCATGGCGAAGACTGTCCTTCAGGGCTTTCGCTTGCTTTTCGGCAGCAGAGAGTTTTGCCTCTTCGTTTGCCTTATGAGCGTCGAGGATTTTTGCGATATCTTCCTCTGACTCTACGCCCAATTTGGCGAGCAACGCTTTGGTTGCGCGCGCCTCAATAGCCTTGGTGTCCACCTCGGTCTTTTGTTCGACCTTGGGAGATTCCGTTGGCTTAGTTGGTTCGGCGGAACCACCTGCAGGCGCGTCTCCGTCTGGTGCGCGCAGAATAGACCTAATGCGCATCAGTAAACCCCGTCGATTTCGTCGTCGAGTGCGGCAAATGCCTGCTCATTGGCGTCAAGTGGCGGGTCCGCTGTAAGGTAGATGATTTCGGCCACTGCTGACGCGCCTGTGACCTCTGACGCCTTGAAGGCCAGCGCGGTCCCGCCTGCGTTGGGCGCGACGAACGACGCGGTGGCAACAGAACCTCCGCGCACTTGCGGAATCTTTGCGCCGTTACCAGCAGAACCACCGGTGACTTCGCAGAACAAGAGCGCTTTGACGGTATACGTTGGGGCGGCTGCGTCGCTTGACACGGCCACGCTTTCGCGGACCAATCGAACACCAAGGCCTGCTAGCAGGATACTACCGAGACCGATTTTTTTTGCGACAGTGGTGAGCGTATTCAAATCGCCACTGTCGAGTGCTTGTTGTGCTGTTGCAGACATTTAGGAAGCCTTTCCAGCGAGCATGAATCTCGCGCCCGAACATGATCCTGAAACTTCGAGTGATTCGGGCAGGTTGCCCGAGTAAAATGTTTTTTCGACGGGGCCACCGATGTTCTCATCGAGCCCAGCCCCCTGGGTTGTCCCTTCGGTCAGCCCCAGCGCTGACAGGGCCGTCCCGCCAACCACGTCAACTTCCCCGTACTGCCGACCAGCGGCCTTTGCGTCCGCTCCGCCTGTCTTCGTACCAGCAATCTTGAGCTTGCCGGTTGTCCCATCGACAGAAGCGACTTGCGCCCCGTGGTAGTAATTGATTCGTTTTGCAGCGAGGGCCATGGTGGTGTCCCCGCTGGTAAATGTCGTGGTGACTGCACCCGCATTGTCCACGTTGAGTTGAAGCGTCAGGCCATCGAGTGAATCTGGTGTGGTCTTCGAAGACAGAACTTCAGCCGCCGCGCCGTCCCATCGGAGCCACACGTTCGACCCCATGGGAACATCGATGCGAGCTCGCTCGATTTGAGCGACTGATGTTGGCACCTCGGCGAACACGGCCCCTGGTGACCCGGAGGTACTCACTGGCTTAGGGGTGGCGTCGATCAGCTCGTGACTGCTGGCGACGGAGTCTTTGAAAAACCACGACTGCGTGCTGTTCGTCACAGCGGTATCGCGCGTCGTAATCTCCGTGTCTGATTGCCAGGTGTGAGCCATACGCGGCACAGTCTGGCACACAGTGGCACACTATGCAAGTTCAACAACAATGCGAATAAATCAGCCAATTCTTCGAATCTGCCATCTGGATAAATGACCACCGCCTTGCCATCGACAAATCCGACCTTGGTTGACGTCGTATCGGCTTCGCTCACGATTTCTTTGGTTGGATCTTCGAAAGCAGACGTTGATAGCTTGGACTTCTTTCGTTTAGGTCGAGCTTGCCGTTCCATCCTTCAATTCTTTCGAGCAAAAATGTTTTGCCTATTTTTTCACCTTTTGCGTTCGTCAAATCTGCCACGTGCCATGGGTGTTTGACGATTTTGCCCGCTTCCGAAACAGGCAAATCTTGATCTGCAAGAAACTTTTCTAGCTTTGGTTTCATGCGTTCGATTGTTTTGGCATCCCACTGCCAGCCAAACGAGGCCCATGCATAGCGGCCTACTTGCTCTGCTCGCAGCTCTATCGAACTGACGCCAAGTGATTTATATGCAGCAACGGATTGACCGAGTGTCTGCTTTGCATAGCCACCGCCTTGGTATTTTTTACCCAGTGTCAGCACGTCATGCTTGACGATTAGTTCGTTGTTTTCGCGTCGAAACACTCGGAGCAAATCGCCAGCCTCGCGCCGGCCTTTTAGCAATTTGCAGCCGATCGTAACCGACCCATCTGGACTATACGAAACGCTGTTCAATTTGGCCGTAATACCTGCGCCAGAATAGATGGCCTCGAAATATTTCGGAGTTGGCACACTTGCGCCAAACACTTTCGCCATCGCTTCTGCTAGTTTCTCTGGCGACTGATAAGCAAACGATTTCCACAGAGTGGCTGAGCCGATTTCTGGTTCGATCTTGTTCGCGGTATGACCAGGTGCAACAGGTGGTTGCGCTGTGTTTTTCTCTGGCTCAACGCTTCGTGTTTTGCTGTCCCACTCGCGGCGCCATGGCACCACAACACCGCGGTCGTTGGGTCGACCTGGTGGGTGTAGATACTGGCGACCGTTGCCGTCGATGAACATTTCGTTGGGCTTTCGAATCTGCCCGTGCGCCTTGTACGAATCTTGACCCGTTCGCTTGTCAAACGTCTCGATTAGCTTCTTTTCAAGGTCAGGAAATGCGCCTGCGCGCTGCGCGTTGATTTCGTCGAGATGCCCCGCGTTGTAGGCGTTCATGCATTCGGTTCGCACGATGCGCTCGGCAAAATAACGACGCGAAAGCAGTGGTTGTTCGCGTTGAAGTCGTCCAGCCATTTCGTCGAATGTTCGGTTGATCAGCGTGCCGACAGCGAGTTCGCGCTGGATCGACTCGATCACCTGTTGCCCGTATCGCGCCACACTCGTCTGATACCGGCTAAGCAGTGTCGTTTGCAGCAGGTGTGATGCCCCTTCGAGGGCCAGCGGGCGGATGGTGCCTGGCATCGTCTGTTCGAAGTGCTCAAGCAGTTCCACGGTGCCTCGCACGCCAAGTTCGCGCGCCCTTGCTGCATTTGCGTTCAGTAGCGCCTTGAACTCGGGTGACATCCTGCCGAGCTGCTCGCGCACGATGCTTAGCGTCGCCTCGGTGTCGGCCTGGGTCCACGGGCGAAAAGTGGGGCCCCGTTGTTTCATCTCGTCGAGTTGTGTCGAGAGTTCTCGGTCCGCCCGCGCAAGCAGTTGGATCAGACTCTTTTTGGCTGCCCGCCCGGTGAAAAGTTTCTCGGCTTTCTCGCGGTTGGCATCGACAATCTCTTGCGCCCTGCTTCGTGCACGTGACGCCGCCACCGGTGTCGAAAACGACGCGGGAGTCGTGGGGAGCTTTGGCACGTCACGCCTCACTCATCCCCAGACTCGGGTTCTTCTTCAGTGTCGTCCTCTTCGGTGTCGTCCTCTTCGGTGTCGTCTTCGGCCGCGATCGGTCCAGCCTTGCCAGGCCCTGGGTCACCCATGCCGATCGCCTTGGCGGAGAGTTCGGCGGCGCGTTCGCCGTCTTCTTCGATGCCCTCTATTTCCTCCTCGGCGGTAGCCCCTGCCAAGTCGATACCGGCTGCTTGCAATAGCTTGATGGCTGTCTTTTGCTGAATAACAGCCTTGCTACCAGTGCCCTTTACCGCAGCGTCAATGGCGCTAGCCTTGTCGGCGAACGTTGGCGGGAATGGCTCAGGCCACACGCATCGCACGTTGTTCGATTTGCCAGGCGTTCGCTCTGTGACCACATGAGCGCCAAGGGCCTCGTCAAACTCAACACGCGGATCAACTTTGATGGCTCCGCGCATAGACCTGCCGGCAGCAAGAAGCCCTCGGCAAATCGGAATGATCAGATTCAACTGGTACTTGTTTCGAATCTTGCTGACCTTCTTCAACATCCGATGAGTCAGCCGTTTGATGACCTCACCGCTGGTGATTTTGCCCACATCTTCGGGGCTCATAATCACCACACCGGATGCTCGATAAATGCGTTGCGCACGCTTCTCTGCCAGTGTTTCGCACACTGTCGCGCTTGCGCCGTCTTGCGACAGATACTCAGCGCCACCACGCGAAAACAGCGCGTTGGTAGCGCTCTTTCGCACGGTGCCGTGGTTCAACGAAGGATTCTCTTTGATGATAAGAATATCGTCTGCGTTGCGCCTGGTGGTCGCAGCTGCGGCGCCCGCCAAGTAGTTCGCGTCGTCAATCAGGTCGAGTGTGTTGGGCCCATCTTCGATGCCATCGTATGCGCCCGCATCGGCAAACTGTGGGTACCACCACACCGGGCAAAACCCGAGCGTGTGAGCCTGCGAATCGGTCTTTGTCCACACCCATTCACCGCTGCGCATGCGCACACGTTCGTAGTATTCTTCCGTCGTATCAGTCCACACGCGAGCCTTCCACGTGGGTTGATCATCGTGCTTGGCAACCGGTGATTTGACCTGAAAACACTTGACCACCATACGTGGTCGCCAGGTCATTTCGTCGACCCAGTCGAGCACGTAGGTGTTGCATGCGTCGTGCGTTTCGAGAAACACAACACCGTCTCGAATGGCCATCGAGACGATCGCCGTACCCTGTGCGCCGCCCTTGTCTCGAGCGTCCGCGATGACATCAGATAGGCACGCTTGCGCCGCCACCGCGCGAAGCCAGTCGTCCGCCTCGGCGTCTTCCGCGATGGAGATCTCGCACCACGAATCGCCAGAAATCGCCCAGTCTGTAAGCTCCTGAACGACCTCTTTGCGCAGGTTCCATACGGCGCCTGGGTCCCTGTCTCTCCACGGTGGTGAACACGATGTTGTGCCGCTCACGCCGTAGGAGTTTTTCAGAAAACCACTCACGTCGAGGGGTCTGTCTTTGTACTGTGTACCGTCGTAGTAGCGCAGTAGTTTGCTGAGTCTGCACCAGCGCTCGGTTTCGTGGAGCTTGGGGACCTGTTCGAGAAATGCGGAGAGAGCGATGGGCTCCATGGTTACCTTGTCCTCGCAACACCGAAGCGCTGCAAAATCTCGTCTGGAACTGGAATGTTGTCCTGGTCTTCAATCGACTCCACCAGGTCATCAAAAGGGGTTGGCGCCCTGAAATCATGAAGCGGCGATTCGCGCATCACGCTCGAATGACCAGCAAGGCGAAGTAGTCCGCGATGAGCGAACCAGCCGCTCATAATCAGGTCTGAGGTATGGCCGCTGATCGAGAAGTCGAGCATGTGCGCTTCCCAAAGCTGAATGTTCTCGGTGGCCTGCTTTTCTTCAGGCGACATCGCGATAGTTGGTGGCTCACCCTTGGGGGGATCATCGGGGTCACGATGCACCCATCGACCGCCTTGAAGCTTCCAACCAGGCGCAGGATCTGGGATGACCCACTTGCCCGCCTTGAGCTCCACGCCGATGCCCTGAATGCCAAGCGTGGGGTCCCATTTTTCATCGGTTGTGGTGAATGGTTCGATGGCCATCTCAGGGTGAATTGAGGCAGCAAACTGATGAAAAAAATCTTGTGTCCCGTTGTCTTCGACGAGAAACATCTCTGGCTCGAACCGGCCCATGATGTCGGTCATCCGCCGCAGCGTTTCGGTGACTGGCCATCTGCCTTGCTCGATCGTCAGCACATGACGTCGTGAGTCCTGAGCAAGGCCAGCCACAAAGATCGAGCACAGATCTGACTTGCGGCGCTTCGATTTCTTGCCGGTAGCCAAGTCAACACCAGCTGCAACGCGCATTCGTTGGTCAACGAGTCGCGTGATCATCCCGATCTGACTCGGGTCTCTCAGTGTGCCGTCTCGTCGAAATAGGTGACGAACCGACAGCGTAGGCAGCTTGCCAGCGCCCAGTGCCCTGCACAGGTTGAACCAGGCAACATCAAAAATCGCATCTGCATCAGCTCTGGCGCGGCATAGAAACATGCGCGCGAATTCGAGCGGGTGCATCGATTCTTCAACACGCTTCAGCCATGCGAGCGGTCGGAACGACGGCCACAGCAAAGACCCGTCTGGATAGATTGCTGGGTAAACTCGGTACCAAACACCGCCTCGTTTTGCGTAGGTGAATGCTAGGTCTTCTTTATGCCACGCGTTCGCCAGCATGATCATCTGGCCGTTCGTCGTGAGGCGTGTCTGAAGCACCGAGTCCACGGTGGTAATCACGTGGTTTCGTCGGTCTTCAGTCCGCGTGTTCTCAGGGTCGTTGACGTCGTCCAACACCACGATATCGGCACGGGGGCCGGCTTTCGGTGTAGCAATCCCGTATACCGTCAGCGTGTTTGTCGTTGTGTCGATACCAGCGGTTGCAAGGCGAGCGGTTTCACTGCCCCATGGCTTGCCAGGTTTGAGCTCAGGGAATATCCACTGCAGAACCTTGTTTTTTTCAATCTGACGAATCAGCTTATTGGTTAGGTCCTGGGCTTTCTCCGCTGATTTGCCTACGATCAGGATACGAATCGACGGGTCGCGACCCATTCGCCAAAGCAGATACCCGAGCAATTGCTCGGTTTTGCCGAACCCTGTTGCCCCGTGGATTACCGAGATTCGCTCAGTTTGCCAGGCAGTTTGCCACTCACGATGAAACCACTGCTGTTTGAACGGTGGAGCGCCCTTTGTTTGATCGTCTCGAAAAACCGTTTCAATGAATGTGTTGACGTCACTGCGACACAGTGTGCGCAGAGCAGCCAATCGCATAGCGCTTTGCCTTGCCGCTTCTTCTTGCAGGCTTACGGATTGGGCCATTGCCTATGCATTTCTCGCAGGGCAATGCTGCACATTTCTTCGGCAATCCCTGGTGGCAATACATTATTTGCTACAATTTGTTGACGTAGCTCGTTGACCCCTTGCCCCCATGCCTCCGACGCAAACGAGGCAATCTGGTATTCAAGGGCAGGCTTATTTTCAGTCGAAGTTGCTTCCGCAATCTGCTTAGCCCGAACCTCAAATTGAGCACGCACACTGAGTGGGCTCGTTCGATCTGGCTCAGGCACCACAACAGGTTTCGACCTGCGCTCGTACCAACGCCCAGCCAGCGCACCGAGGCACCAGGCAACGATGGCGACCAGGAGCAACCAGATCAATCATCCTCCCACGGATCAACCGGCTTTGGTGGGTCTGGGTACTGTTGGTTTAGCCAATCACGTACCGCGTAGGCGTCTTCGGCGGGGACCAGTTCGCACAACGCAACAATGTCATCCAAAGGCATCGTGCAAACAGCATTGGCGGCGGTGCCGCAGCACAAACCGGTGTTCAGTACAAACGCGAGGCGCTGCGCCGCTTCACTGTGTTTCTGGCTGTCGAAAAGCGACAATATAGCAGCGCGACCTACTAGCGTCGGAGCCTGCGCCGACGAAGAAGATGGTTTCTTGCTCAATTGCTCACCTGCTCGGCCTTTCGCTTGCGGTATTCAGCAAGCTCGTCGTCGGATGGAATGCGATTGTTTTCCCAGAAGAATGCCGCTCCGTCTGGGTCTGCCAAAACACGAGCCTCCACGTCGGATAGCTGCGTTTTGATGTCGATTTTCTTCGGCGCTTCGATTCCGAAGATTCGAGCGGTTGCAATGGCGGCGTCGGTTAGTGCTCGGCACCTGTCACGTGGCGGCATAGCCTCTGCGGTTGCCGTTGTCGCCACAACAATCGCTCTATGCAACAGTGATTTGACCTGAAAACGAACCATTTCTCGGTCCTCCTCAGTCTGAAGCACAATCGCTCTGGCATTGGCGGCATCAAGTCGAACCGTTGACTCAGCAACGCCCCATTTTTGGGCGAGTTCACGGGGCGTAATGCCTGGTTCCCAGAGGCCATTCGTCATAATCGTGACAACGGTTTGAACCCGTTGTGATTTGATCGGCGCACCAGGCGGTGCCTTGCCTCTGGGCTCTTTTTTTGCAGACGTCCTACGCTTCACACTTCGTACTGTGCCACACAAAACGACTTGGCACAACTTGGCACACTTCAGAAACGTGCAGCGATCGACGCGACTAGCTTTGGCCAGTTCATCGCGAACCTCTCCGCGTCGAATGCTGGCAAATACTCAATCATAGAATCTGGCACCTCGAAAAAACTAAGTTTGCCCTTGATGGGTACGCGCTTCACCCACCTGGGATTCTCGAGATGCCACTCGTACCCGCCTTCGCCGTCTGGCTGGCAATCGACCACGTCGACTACGCACAGCGCGACGCCGCGTGAGAGTACGCCAGAGCCAGCGGCCCCAGCGCATATCAGGAGCGGTCCACGGTGGCTCGTGGACCACGAGCGGAACTCGATGTCCTTGTGGCCGTCGCCTATTAGCGCTGCCCATGGCTGACGAATCGAAATCGCCTTCATGCTCAGAATGGTAGCATAAGTAATAGATAATGCGAGTTTTTCAGAAATAGCCGCAATAAGCCTTGCGCCGTCGATGTATTTCGAGTCTGGGTCATTATCCGTTAGCTCTGCAAAGTGCATCGCCTGTGCCCTCGATTCAAACACCAAAATGGTACAAAACTCCGTGTCGTTTTTCTCCGACGATTCAGCCTGTGTCTTTTTTCTAGCGTCCTTCAAATCTTGCAGCTTCTTTGCTTGCTCTTCTGCGCTACTGACGGACTCTGAACTGGCCTGCGTCTTCGTTTCGAACAGACCAGTTAGGTCAAGCGATGGCGCCAACATCTCAAGGTCGAGCTTCGAAAATCCAGTCTCTTCAATATCAACCTCACCGGAGCTTACCAGTTCAGCAATTTTGGCAGGGTCGTATTGCCCCTGAATACTTGGATTATTCAAAGCGATGTTGATTGATTTCTCTTGGCGCTCTGGCACATCAATCACGCTGACATCGAGCGTGTAATCATCACTCTGCTCGTAATCGTCCACCAAGCTCAGTCGCTGGTGGCCGCCTACAAGATTGCCGGTTCGCTTGTTCCATACAATCGGCTCAACCAAACCGTGTTTTTTTAGAATCTTAGCCAGACCATCGCGAGCGAACTTGTCAATCTGACGCGGATTGTACGGCGCGTTTTTGATTTGCGAACGGTGAACATTGCAGACCTCAAAGCGCTGTAGCTTTGTTTTCTTTGGACCCGCTGAACTCTTCTCTTTTGATGGCAGCTTCGGCATGGGGAAAAACCTCGAGCACTTTTTGGTAATCGTCTGGATAGTTATCCCGCAACCAACGAAGACACGGCGCGCGCAGTTCAAACCCGCTTGTTCCAGATTCGCCAGCACGGCCAATCCGTGGCGGCATCGGGATTCGTTTGGAACGCAGATAGCTCACGACCTCGTTTGTGTGCCAGTCGTAGATGGGGAATATTCGAAATTGGGGCTCTTCTATACCTTTGCAACGAACTAGCCGCGCTCGCCTGGCCATAGAATCATCAGCGCGTTCACCAGACGCGATCCATCGAATCCCCGTCTCAGCGCGGGCAATGTTCTGAATGTCGTTCAGGCCAATCTTTGGCAATTCCATAGGAGACGGCCGAAACATGCCCTCGCGCAACCATTGATTGGTTAGCCAGTGCTGGGTCCTGTGCACCTTGATACCAAACCGTTTTTCAGCGAGATTCACAGGTTCGTCGCAACTGCGAAGCCCTGCGAGTGGATACATGTACAACCCTTCAACGCGCTTGAACGCAGAAAGGCAAAAGTCCACCGTTACGAGTGAGTCTTTGCCACCGCTTAGCATCACGAGCACGGCGTCTGTTTGCTGTGCAACGTGCGCAAGAATCCTGCGCGTCTCAGCGAAACTCAACCGCTTCCGCCTCCACCCTTCTTTGCTCCGCGTTTACCTTTACCGCCTTTACCGCCTTTACCGCCTTTACCGCCTTTACCGCCTTTACCGCCTTTACCGCCCGATTTCGAACCACGTTTTGCCATGGGTCATTTATGACCCACCCGCGCGAGGCGCGCAACATCCGTCTACGACTGTTGTTCAAAAACAGGCCCAATATGCTCAACGCTTAGCCACCCACTGAGCCGACGGCATAGGAACAACGCTTCTTCCGCACTGAATGCTTTCACCTCTCGGACTCCGTGATCATGCGGTCCAGGGCCGAAGATGTTTCTGACACGATATCGCTGCAGATGCGAGTACTCTACGAGGTCCATGTTATTGCCTTGGTCGATTTAGTCACCGCGGTCACCATCGGCACCGATGATGAAAAGCCCGGCGAGCGGTGCCGTGAATAGCCCCTGCGCACCGAGGGCACTCTGAAACAGAAAACGTTCTCTCGGTATCATCGTGATGCGACCACGGGTGAACAACTCCGCAGCGAACACCGTGCCCGTCTAGTAGGTATCTTGAGCCGTCCCTGCGCATCTCCGCGGTAAGTCTTGCGTGGGGTCTGGGAACAAGAGCCCGAAGGCTCGCGCTTGTGCCGTGGTACTCAAACCGAAGTGCCCTCGCGAGAGCATCCTCGTCGATGTGAACGGTGATGTCTAGGTTGACGGTGGTCATTTCGTCACTTCAGCCCTGCTCAGTTCATCCTCACTGTAGGCATCATGTGGCCGAATCGTCCACGATTTACGAAGTGAATCCACAATGATTTTTGCCGCCGAAAATGGACCAATCGGCTCACCAGGTCTTGTGTACCCCTGAGCGTACCATCCGCCCCTTGTGTGCAAAATATACCCACAACCACCCCAATTTACACCATCAGGTGTGACGCAAGTGAGTTCAAAACCGTCTGTTATTGGTACCCAGTGCCACCTGCACGGACGAGTGTCTGACTTGGCCCCATCGATCATTCGCATAGCCTCGGCCGCAAGCTCGTGCGTTTCAAACAGAATCCCGCCAGGTCCAGCTCCGCGAAGTATCAGCACAGCGCACGGTGTGCCGTGCCCTGCCTTCCTTGGTTCGATGGCCATCTCTTCGACCAGGTCCGCCTTGAACGAATAGATGGGAACGCCGTTGCGGCAGACGGTCACCATGCCGTTCTCGGCTGTGACGGTGTGACTGAATGCGCTGCGCTTGGGTTCTGTGTCTGTGTTCATCGCTTTTTCCTACGCATCAATCCCCTGCACTTCGGTGTACAGGTGGATCACTCTCTCGGCCATCCGCTCCGCTCTCGCCGTGTCTCCCTCTCGCTGGGCTGCGTGCATCACCGCGAGCAAACTCATGGCGTGCGTTCTGGCGCCTACCGCTAGCCCGCTGCGTGTAATCACCACGATGCCCGCGTGTATCTGAGGCGCCAGCACCTCGGCCAATCCGCACGACTCCTCGGGGGCATAGCTGGCCTGTGGTGGCTCTGGTGGCTCTGGGGGTATCCAGGACTCCACCCGGATGGCTGCGCGTAGCAGGAGGTCAGAGAGCGCGTGCAGAAGACGGATGACGGAGGGTTGGGTCATGGGGTCACCGGTCGAACGAGTACTTTCGACCGTTCGGTCGATCTGTCACCACCTCGAAAAACGCGTGTAGGTGGTGACACTCGAAAATTTGCTCATTGTCACACGGGTGCCGTTTTTGGCCTGAAGCGGTGACACTCCTGCTATTTCTCTTATTGTCACCTTTGTCACCACCTAGATAGGTAATAAATACAAATGAAAAATATATGGATTCTGGTGGGGGTGTCACGGAGCCCAGCGAGTCCGCGTGATGCCGACCAAAACAGTTTGTAGATCTCACACGGCGAATGGTGACATGGTGACAATGAGGAAAAACGCAGGTGTCACCACCTTCTCGCTCCAAAACGGACCGTTTGGTTGAAGCGGTGACAGACCTGCGTTTTCTTATTTCAGTCACCACCTTCGGCATCCTCGCTTTCGCCTTGGCACGGTGGCTCGTATGCCCAGAAGCGGGCGCCACCGACACGACCCTGCCGACGACGCCACCCCAACGCTAGCATACAATCACCGAGGCGCATAGTTTCTCTTTGCCCCCATCTACCTGGTTCGATTTTTAGGCATTCGGATAGAATCTCTGCCCCGGTGATGTGGGCCCAGCCTGGCGCCTCGCGACCATGCCCGTCAGGTCTTGTCATGCCTCGTTCAAAGAGCCTGTTTTTGATTCGCTCCGATGCCAGATAGTCGGCAATCTCGGAGATCCAGGCGTCTCCCGTTTCGCGGCTTGCGGCTTGCGCTGCCAACGCGCTTCTCTCCTCGTCGTCCTGGGCCCACCATGCCCCACCAGACTCGAACGCCTCCTTGGCCTCTGCGAAGAGTTGATCTCGGTCACGCTCGAGCGCTGACAAATCAATCTCACCCACGCGAACGGGGACCCAGCGGCGGTGCCCCGTCGGGTCGCTGAGATAATCGTCGCGGTTGGTGGTCCCAACGAAAACGCACTGTCGAGCGAACGCTCTGACCCGGCGCCCATAACTGGGGCGGTAGCGGTCTTCGCGTTGGGAGAGGACGCGTTTTACCGTTTCGTTCGAGTGGCTGATAGTGGCAGTAAGCTCGCCGAGCTCGGTGAGCCACACGCCGCGAAGGTTCTGCCCTACCGCCTGGGCGTCACGGAGGTTGGGGAGTTCATCGGTAAACCATGGACTCCCAAGAATCCGCATTGCAGAGGACTTGCCGCGACCTTGGGCTCCCTCAAGAATCATCACAGTATCAACCTGGCAGCCAGGCTTGAACACTCGGGCCACCATGCTGATCAAGAACCAGCGCCCCACGCGGCTCGACAACTTGGTGCTACGAACGCCGAGGTAGGTGGACAGCCACGACGAAAGCCGCTCTGTTCCGTCCCATCGAAGTCCCGAGAGGTAATTGCGAACCGGGTGAATGGTGTTGTTTTTCGATACGGTGAGCACAGCGCTTGCGATGCTGCTTGTCCCTGGGTTGATGCCCCACGTTCGGCCGAGCCATGTGACAATGCGGCCATCGTCGGCGTCTTCGATTTCACCGGCGCCTCGTCCTCCGCCGTAGTCACCAGCAAAAGGGGGCGGCTTCAAAAAAACGGGCGACTCGAGAAACTCATCGTAACCGATCACACCATCCCATCGGTCGTCATTGGCAAGGATGGTGATCACGTTGCCAACGGTGTTTTTTATCCCCTTGCCCGCAAACTGAAGGAGCGCCTTCCAATCATCCGTTCGACCGGCATTGGCAATGTGTGCCTCTGGGGGAGGCTCGGCTGTTGGGTCGTTTGGGGGCGGTGGCGCCTCGTAGCGTGCCACCGATTCGGCGATCGCTTTGACTTCGGCTTCGTCTAGTGGCGGGTAGCACCGCTCGGCGTTGTCGATGAGGAGCAACTCGAGAATCGTTGCAGCGCTGGCACCAGCGCCACGCACAGAACACCCAAGCTTGAAAAGGTGCTGATTCCTGCCTCCCTCGCCGATGACGGCGTCAGGAACCCCCTGCTCATTGCGCTTTGGTTTACTTTTCTTCGACAGCGAAAGCAGCCGCTCGATCCATTTTTCGGGGAGCTTTTCAATTTCGACAGAGTCGTCTTCCCAGGTGTAGCGCCCCGCTCCAACCTCAGACGGGGGGCAAACAACATAGCCCCCTGTCGCGCGAATATCGACCCCTTTGCCAAGGCGTGAAGCGCTGTTCTGTAGCTCTTCCTCGCACTGAAAATACAGGTGATAGCCTCCCGTCGGCGTGTTTGCTTGGAGGGTAAACGGTAGGGCCCCAAGCTCCGCCTCGAGCTCTTTGAGAACCGCCTCGCCGTCGTGTCCGTTTTTGCGGTCCACGTCGATGACGACAAGCCGCTTACCCGTCGCGGCCCCCCAGTTCGCCTGGGGCTGGCTGGCGTGCCACGCGAGAATGCGTTGTTCGTCGTGCGTGGCGTCAAGGCATCCTTTGGGGACGAGATGGCCAAGGGGATGCTTACCAGGGCTTGTGCATTTTGCGTTCCCGCATCCACAAACCCCGTTCGGGCGCACGTGCCACACTGGAAACAGGTTGAAGTTCCGCGCTGCCAGCGAGAGAAGCTCAGCCGCTTTGGGGTCGTTGACTTCGGCGGTCATCATTCTGCGGCTCCCTCACGCGCTCGCTGAAGAGCTTGCTTGGCTTCGTCTGCGCTGCGGACCACTGCAACGAACGCGCCCAACTTGCGCCACCGGGCAATACAAAGTTTTTGCTCTTCGGTGAGTCGACCGGTGGCGGATTTCACCTCGAGTGCGAACGTCCGCCCAGATGGTGCCAGAATCCCCACAAGGTCAGGAGTACCCACGCCGAGCCCGACTCGATGGGTACAGCCGCGGTCGTCCTTGAACACCCCCTGCGTGTTGACGTTCAGCTCAAGGTCCGGTTCGAGCCCGAGTGCGCGACGAATCTCGTATTGGATTTTTGATTCGGGGGTGGATTTGATAGCGGTCATGCGGCGGCCTCCTCATGTAGCCCCCAACTACGAGGCGGTTTCATATTGAACTTCACGACAAACCGATAAAAAGCCCACCCTGGTTTATACCCACGAGCGGCCGCGATTTTCAGCATATCGACGAATGCCTCTCGCTTCGAATCGTCGTTCAAATCAGCGGTTGACAGTTTTCGCAGGTCCACCCCGGTGACACTGGGGGTTTTGTCCTCGACGGGGTAAACCTGGCCACACCGAGGACACACAGGGGCCGGGGGGTGCACTGCGCCGCATTGTTTGCACTGGCGCAGCGATGGTTTCTTGACGCTACGAATCCCTTCGCCGTCGAGTGAGTATTCTCTGTCAGCGTCAGGCATCCCGTGCATGTGTACCACGCCGGGCAGATCCAAAAGCAGCGCCGATTTTTTACCGCTTGAGGGTCGAAGTACTCGGCCGACCATCTGCAGATAGGTACCGAGGGAGCCGCACGATCGAGCGAGCAAACAACACTGCGCACCCGGAGCGTCGAAGCCCTCGGTGAGTACGAAGCAATTAACGAGAACATCGAGTTTACCCGAGCGAAAATCACTCAATGAATGCTCGCGAAATACTTGTGGTGTGGTCCCGTCAACCCAGGCAACCCGAGCGCCCGCTGAGCGAAACTGCTCGGTAAGGTCTTTGCCGTGCTGAACGCTTCGAGCAAAAACCACCGTGCGCAAATCCCGTGCATGCTGTTGCCATGCTGCGACCGGGTCTTGCGCGAGCTTCTGCGACCCCTGGTGTTTGTCGGGGCCAATTACCTCGCACGGTACCAGGTAGCCCTGCTCGGTAAGGTCTCGAATGGAGGCGACCGTAATCAGCGAATCGAACAAATCCCCCAGTGGTGTCCCGTCCGAACGAACCGGTGTTGCAGTGAGTCCGAGGCGTGTGGCGTGGGAGTATTTGTTGGCAAACTTGAGCCATTCAGAGGCGACGTAATGGTGGCAGTTGTGGGTCAGGATGCCGTTGGCAAAGTAGTTGTGTTCTGATTCAACTTCGAAATTATAGACAATACCTTTCGGGCACATTCCGCCGAATGTTCCATCGCTTCCTGGTTCGAGAACCTCAACACTGTCCACCCGAGCGAGGTGAGCCATTCGTCTTTTCTCGCATCGCTCTGCTGTCTCTGCACCGCATCCCGGCACGTGTCGGAGCAAAACATCGTCCAGTTTCCCCGCGGAAATCTCTTCGTCGCAGCCCCACACTCGACACACGTCCCCGGCTTTGATTTGATCTGCTCTGACATAGCCTCTCCCTTCAGCCCAAACGGGGTGATTTGGCGTACAAGCCAGTGACCTGTTGCCCACTTTGATCAAAAGAATCTCTTTGGCTGGGTTGTTGAAAACATGAACAACACGCCTGAATACGATTTCGCCGTTGTCGGTACACGATGGCACCATGTCGCCCACCTTGATTTGGTCGGCGCGGATGTCCCCGATCATCGTGTCACCCGTGACGCACTCGTCCATAATCACTAGGTCCGCAGGCGGCGCCAGATCCCGCGCTTGCAGTGTCTGCAGGCTAGCAATCTGCACAGGCGCCTTGGGATTTCGCAAGTGAGGCAGCGCGGCCGAAATCACCCCGACGTCGGTAATCCCTTCGCCAACCACGGTGTCACGGGTCTGCGTGAGCAGCTCGGAGCGGTGGGCAAGCCAGAGGACTCGTAGATTTTTGTTGACGGCGTTGGTGATAAATTCTGCGCCAAGTCTTGTTTTGCCGCTCCCGGTGGGAGACACAAACAGAATCGCCCGCTTGCCCTCACGAAATGCCTGCCGTCCCGACTGAATAGCCGCGATTTGGTAGGGTCGAAGGGGGCGAAGGGAGGTCACTGAGCGGCGTCCTCGATAAGTTTTGCAACACAAACACCGTGTCGAGTGACCACGCTAGAAATCCATTCTGCCCGCATCTTTGCAGGCAAAACATTTCGCTCTGTCACGTGGCAACGTCCGCACCGAAAAAAATCCGCGCCATCGCTCAACTGAACCGCGTGTCGTAGGTGACCCGGGATTTCTACCCAAGCGGACTCATTTGGGAGGAGGCTCATCGCGCGCCCACTTTCTTCGCCATCTCCAACGCCGCACGGCCCACCTCTGCGTAGTGAGCCATCTGTTTCTCCCGCTCCACCGCGAGCAAATCCCCGTCACTCGAGGCGAGTAGTGCTCTGGCATACGCTCGACGAACCGCTGAAGGAAGTTGCCAAATATCGGGAGCCGCAATCGATTTGCCGCTGTCAGGGTCGCACCAGTCGCGCACAAGAGATTTCGAAACTCCCAATGCATCGGCTACGGCCTGCATCGAACTATGGTCGACCACGGCGCCGTGTAGAGCTATCGCACCCACACGCGAGGCGGCTGCACGGGGTGCACGATTTTCGCTCTCGTGCGCCTCGACAGAAGCACTTATCGATACGACTTTATTTTGCATGCCCCTGACCACCGCTGAATTCTGCCGGCTGAACGCCGCAATCTGTGATCTGCGAGCCGCCCTGGTCCGGAGTATTCTCCGGCCCCCAGTACCACCGACCGTTTATCTGAATAGCCATCACCATGGCCCGAATCAGCGTCCGCCACGGGGTGGACCAGTCGTGGCCAAGGCGCTCGGATTTCTCGTCGATTTCGACCGCGCTCATGCCCGCCTTGCCAGCGTTTTGCAGCCACAGGACGAGGGTGGAGCGGTCGCTGTTGGTGACGTTGGGGGTGCGGAAGTTGCCACGGTAGCGCTTGAACATCTAAACCTCAGTCCCTGCTCGCTGGATAATCGCGAGCGCTTGTGTCTGGTTGATAGCGTCACCAAATCGCAAAATATTACCGCGGTATTCGGTGGGGATATCGCGCTGAATGAGCCCCACTGCCTCGCTGTACGCGTACCACGAGCGACCACCGCCGTGCGTTTTGGCGCAGTGCAGTTCACCGCGCTGCAGCGCTCCCGTGAGGGACCAGGTGACCGCGGCGATGTCGTTGACGAAGTACGGTTCCCCGCTCTCTGTACGAGCCAGCGCGCCCGTCGTGTACCCCGCACGAATCGCACGGTAGGCTTCGCGCAGGACGAGTTTGACGAGCGAGCGAGGGGTTGGCATTCGTCAGACTCCCCGCTTTTTGTAGGGGTAAAAATACTCCCAGAGCCCGACCGTGACGAATGTCGGGCCTGCGATGAGAGCGAGCACGGTGCAAAGGGCAAGCATCTAGGGACTCCTAAACGAGTCGACGAGGATTGCGACCGAGGCAAAGATGATGAGGCCGGCGAAGAGAGTCTCGAAGGCGGTCATTCAGCTAATCCCCCCGTAGGTTTTTCGCACAGCAATAAGGTTATGCCGTGCTCTTCTGGCGAAGTAATACAGCAAATCGTCGTGGCGCCACTTCACCCATTTTTCGGGGCTCTCGTCATAAAGCTTAGCGGCACGAAGCTGCCCTTCGGATTCGCCCAACTCCTGACCAATCCTGACGCCATCGTCGAACGCAGAAAGTGCCGTTCGTTGACGAATTTTCTCGAATCCATACCAGGACAGCGCGTTGAACGCGACAACGACGGCGGCGATGACGAGAAAGGCGGTCATTCAGGCGGCCTGGGAGGCGGGTTGAACTGGCCGCATGGTTTCACTGGCCCAGAGTTCGATCGGGACAGCGCCACCGGTGGCTTTTTCGATGGAAAGAGCGAAGTCCACGGACACGCGTCGACGCTCGCCGTTTACTGCTTTTTGTGTGTTGACACGGTCGAGGCTGTGACGTTCGCAGAAAGCAAAAAGGCTTATCCCTTGGGATGCGAGCCACTCTCGCAATGCGCGCGCCCCGTCCGTGGGGATGCGTTCTTTTCTCATGGCTCTGAACCATAGGACAACATGTCAAACGTGTCAAGTGTAACTGTTACAAACGTTTCAGGAGACACGCTAAGCCTGTCACTGTGTCAATCGACATCTGGCGTGTACACCTCAGCTATGCCAACAGCAACGCCACTGAACGAGCGGATGAAAGCGCTGCGAATAGCCCTTGAACTCACGCAAGAATCTCTTGCAGAGCGAGGCGCGGACGTGGGCCTTGATAGAATACAGGTCAACCACGTTGAGAGCGGCAGAAATAAGATGAACAGCAAAATCATCTGCAGCAGATATGCGAAAGCTCTTTGGCTCACTGAAGATGAGCTCAACAAATTTATCAAATCAGACCAAGACCCAGTTGATGTCGCAAAGAAGATCACCAAACGAGGGCCCCACCTTGGACATCGCTTGACCAACCTGCCGAGCTCGGCACGTGGGGCGCTCATCCGATGTGGGATGAGGCGACGAGTGAAGCAAAGATAAAATACAAGCGTATCGTGACCGACGAAGTGGTTGACGAGTTGGCACAGTTCAGAGGGGCAGCTCAGATACCACAGCGACTCACGGCCGAATGGATTTACTATCAAGCACAAGCGCACCTAGAAGCAAAAGAAGCTGACGGAAAGTGATTTTTCACACAAATAAAATGGCCAAGTTTTGGTGTGACATATTCTGACAGCTTCAATATTTGATTCATAGAGAACACGGGCGCACGCTGATCGCATGAAGCTGCGTCCGGAGATCGTCGCAAAAATACTAAGAGGCGAGTACGAACAATTCGGCTACGCCCCACCGCGTGTCACGATCGCAGAGTGGCAACGTATCAAGCAGCGTGCGTTTGATAAACACGGCCTGCCATACAACGTGCCTCCGTGGGATCTGGCCCGCGCTGAAGGTTTCGTTATTCAGCGGCTGAAGACTGGGTTTAGACAAACATCGCACACATATGGCGGAGTGATTCGTGTTTGCCCGCGACCTGACCCTAAAGAGGAGCTGCTCGAGTGCCATCATGAGCGCGTGCATGGGTGGGCAGACAAGCTCGGCCTGGAACACGACGAGCCAGACGCCTGGATCGGAACGATAGTTTTGACCGCAGAGTGCATGGAGACGTTGCCTCAGTGGTGGGCGGACTTGGTGGCCGAAGTTTCAGACATGTACACGTTACAAATTTTCAAGCATTTTTCGCAGTGTTTTGCATATCAGAAAAAAAAGAGACACGTTACGCTTGACACGGTTACGGTTGTAACGCATATATGGGGTCATCCGAGGCACAACGATGACCAACACCGACCCCCGCCGCGAAGCAGTACGTCACCTAGACCAGCAGATCGAACTCTGCTCACGCTCCTACGCTTCAGCCCGCGTAGCCCGTGACCCAGAGGGGATGGAGCTAATCCGCTCCCGCTACCTCGATCTCGAAATCAAAAACCGCGAAGCCGAGGCGGATTACTTAGCCCCGAAACACGGCAACCCCACCCCATACCGCCAAGCGGTTGGGGATTGCGGCGTTGCCAACATGACGATCCACTACGACCTCGAAGCAATACGCGAAGCAGAAATGTACTCAGACGAACCCGTAGAAAAACCCTGCCGATATGCCGTAATCGGCTGCCTATTGGTAGCCGAGCGCGGTTTTGAGAGGGATGTGACAATCTGTGAGACCGACGACTTGGGCCTTGCCCGAATTGTCGCAGACCTCGAAAGCCACTGCGCAGGCCCGGACGGTTGGGATTCTGCAGTGGTCTATGACCAATACCAGGGCCGCGAGGTCCCCGCTCCACTTCACCTAATCCGCGGTGGCAGGGCAGCGTGAACCCCCAATCCCTCGCCCAGTTGCTCAAGCAAGCCGCCGAGGCGCAATGGGATTTGGCTCTTCGCAGGGCCAGCCGTGGGGAAATCGAGTTCGCCGAACTGCAGCGCATCGCTCGCTCGAGCGCCCGATCGATTCGGGCATGTAACCAACAAATTCAGCGTGATGGAGTTGTGTTGTGATTTTTTCTGCTGAGGCTGGACAGAACCAAAATGAGCGCCCGTCTTACTCGCACGGTGAGATCGTTGGCATCGGCGGTTGCTCACTTGGCGCAGGTGCAATCCCTGCCCTCAGCTCCAATAGGGACACCCCCCCTTTCTGTCCCTGTTGCCTGTCCTGCCTCGGAAGCACGGGCAGAGTTTGCGGCGTTCCCAGCGCAACCGTTTGCGTTGGGCAGAGTTTCGGTCGGACGGAGGCTCCTACACCGAAAACAGGGTGCGAATCCCTGGCGCTGCCCTGTTCACGCTCGACGGCCGAGTCAGACCGCCGAGCGTGGGCTCGATACTCCGACCTGTGGCGCAGGATATCGCGCCTTGAAGTCGAGTCGCTGTACTCGGCCGAACCGGTTGAACTAATCCGCCTACGGGCCGAGCAGACCGCGCTAATCACACAGGTTGACCGCCACCTAGAGAACTGCCGAGGGCCATATGCTCTCGGATGAAGCCGCCATGCTGATTTACCGCATCGGCCTGTGGTGCCTCCTACGTGGCAACCCAGACCGCGCACAGGCCCACCTTCGCCAGCTCCGCGAGGACAATCGAGACGTGCTCGCCAACAAACTGGCCAAACGAATGATCGAACGGGGGATTACCCCGACCACAAAACGCCGACCGCTACGACAGGAGATAACACCGTGAAACCCTCTGAAATGATGAAAAAAATAGCGATGATGGACGCAGAGATCGAATACGGAAAGCGAACCGTTTTGTTGCTCTCTGGTTTCGAAGAACTGCATCGAGAGATGTCCCAAGATGAACGGCTCGACGCAGATACACGAGAGGCGCATCAGGGGATTTCTCGGGCGATGGGGGACCAAATAAAGGACGCTCTGCACATCGAAAAAGAAATGCAGTTGGCGCGAGAGGTGCTCAAGGCTGCGCTCAACTCTGTGACGGTGTTCGATCTCTGCGCTGAGGTTACCAATCTAAGGGTGACCAGCTTATGGCCGAACTTGCAACACGCCTCGCGGCAACCGTTTGCAGGTACCTGACGGACCGGCCGAGATCGATGGCTGAACTAAAGGCGTTGGCCACAGGTCTTTCAGCCGGCGCGGCGATCGACGAGTCCACACCTATCCCTCCGGCTCTCCAGGTGAATGACCCGAGTCACACGGACGTCGTTACCCTGGGGACTCGGTTGCTCTCGTTGGCCGCTGAAGGCCAGGTTGAAGAGGCCCGGTTGATTGCCCAAAGGCTCGCCTCGCTAAACCCAGAGATTGCCCGCGCGGCAAACGGTGTACTCGAAGCACTCGAGCACCCGGCAAAGCCAAAGCGAGCGCAGAAACACCAGCCTGTTGCCAAGCGAATCACCCGGCCGTTGGCGCCCCCAGCTTGGCTCCTACAGGCCCAGGTGGACGAGATGACAGATTTGGCAGGGCACCCCAGGCTGAAGCCTGGGACGCCTGCGCACAGAATCATGAGCGAGGGCACCGGCCCAAGCGACGCAGACCACGAGAGGACAGAACCATGAACGCCATCGAAAAAATCGTAGCAGACGCAGCAGCACACAAAGAGTTTTTGAGCGACGCTCCTTCGGACCAGCTGGGCGTAGGTAAAAACCCGACGCTTCATGACGTATGCGTTCGGATATCCGTGTACAAAAAATCAGCAGCATACCTAAGCGGTCCTTGTGCCCGAAAAGCATCTAGAGCAAACACCACGAAAAAGAAGTGGCGCGTGTACAGACAAGTGCGCCGTCACGACTCGGCCGCAGCGTACGAAATCCTTTGCGAGATTCGGGGGATACAATGACCCAACCCATCCCCATTAACCGAAAACCATCGCTACTGTCACGAGTCACGAAGGGGATTTTGCAGCGTCCCATCCGTGTATTGCTCTACGGTGCCGAGGGGTGCGGCAAAACAACATTTGCATCTCAGGCGCCCAACCCGATTTACATGTGCGCCGAAGACGGGACAGCCCAGCTTGATGTGGCCAGGCTCCCTGAACCACAAGATTGGTCCGATATCATGGCCATCTTCGAGGCACTATCCAACGAGCCCCACGATTACCAAACGTTGGTCATCGATACCCTCGACTGGCTTGAACCTCTAATCTGGAGAGAGGTCTGCAAGCGCGGCAAAAAATCATCAATCGAAGATTTTGGCTTCGGCAAGGGCTATATCGCAGCCGTGGACCTGTGGCGCGATTTCATCCTGCAGTGCATCGCGCTGTCATCGAAACGCAACATGCATTTGATTGCCCTGGGACACTCCGTTGTTCGTCGAGTTGAGGACCCTGTCACAGGTACCTACGACCGCCATGCGCTCAAGCTGCACGAAAAGTCAGCCGGATTGTGGCGCGAATCCATGGATTGTGTTCTGTTCTGTCGCGTCGAAGTATTTCTCACGACCGACTCTCGAACACAGAAAACGCGTGGCTCCGGCTCGGGCTCTCGTGTGGTTCACACCTCGCCCACCTTTGGGTACGACGCCAAAAACCGCTACGATTTGCCCGAGCAGATTCCACTCGATTGGCATGAGTTTTTCCAGGGCACACAGAAAGCCGCCCCCGATGACCCGGCCAAGCTGCGTGCTCGTCTCGAGGAGCTGCTCCCGCAACTCGACGAGGACCGAAAAGGCAAGCTCCGTAAGTTTCTCGACTCCAACCCAGACGCTCGAGCGCTGGCCATCACGCTCGACAAAACCATTACCCTTACCGCAGTCAAAGGAGAATGAATCATGTCACTACCCGTTGGTAAATACCGCGCCCGCGCAGTCCAAGCTATGCTCGGAGTAGCTGAAACAGGCACGGAGTTGGTGGCGATTCAGTTCAGAATCCTCACCGAAGGTCACGCTGATGAGCTAATCACCTATCGCGGCTACTTCACCGAGAAGACCTCGAAGCGAGTGATTGAATCCCTTCGCCACTGCGGCTGGAAAGGCGACTGGGAGACCTGGGAGGGACTGACCGACAATCACATTCAGCTAGATATCCAAGAAGATAGGGATAGGGAAACCGGAGAAATCCGCGGCACTCGTGTTGCGTGGGTGAATCCGCTGCAATCGTTCGGATTGAAAAACAACATGGACGCGGTTCAACGAAAATCGTTCTCCGCTCGCATGAAGGGCCTGGTAACCGAGGTACTGTCATCGAGCGGACAGCGACCCCAGCCTGCAAAGACCAACGGTGCCGCGAGGCCGGTGGCAACACCTGCGGCGGCAGCGGTTGAAGAGGATTCAGTACCGTTTTGAACACAGGATAAAAACCAGTGTCCCAACCATCCCGCGTCATCCCTCTCATCGAACACATCGCCACCATAGGAGAGTTCACCGTGTCGATAAATCGCCGCACGAAAAAGCTCACGCTCTCCATGGGCGGATTTCGAGCCAGCCATACCGACGTGACAGTCACCTACCACATCACCCAGGCAATCCTCGACCCCATGGCCGGTGTGGCGCCCGCTGATATTGCCCGCAGCGGTGGCCACGTCACCAGGGTATGGGCCGAGAATCGTGCACTTTGCATCCAGACCCAGGGCCCGCATCCTGGGGCACTGTATCGCGTGGTCATGGACGAGGTAAAGCGGGTTCGTGAGGAGCTGAAGAAGTGACCCCCGAGCCAATCGAAAAACTCAGGACATACCTTGCCCAGTGTCCAGATTCTATCGTCTGCGCCACGGCGGATTGCTTGCTTTTTCGACTGGCGCGAATCGCTCCCCGAAATCCCAGCCCCAAGGCTGGCCCGAGTCCTGCTGATTGCTTATGCGTCAGCGAATACCGTAGCAAGACACCAAGTGGAAACGATGAGCAAATGAATACCGAAAAGCAAATCCCTGATTGGTCCATGAATACCATCCCTGCTCAGCCATCACCAAGGCCGCACGATGCCGTCATTCTCGAACTACTTCGAAAGCATGGTCCACTCGTGCCTGGCCAACTCATGGACATGACGGGCATTCACCGCAGTGTGATTGCCAAAATCACGAGAATACTCTGTGCGAAAAATGTGATTGTTCACGTCAAGGGGAAAGGGTGGGCGGTGCCATGACCGACCAAGAATTGCTCGAAATCGAATCCGCCCTAGCGCAATACCGCTCTGCCCTGCGAGAGGTAGGAAATACCGCGAATCTCCAGGCCGCTACCGAAGAGCTGCTCGTGGTGACGGGCGAACTGGTGGCGGAGGTGCGGAGGCTGAATGCGCTGGTTGAGCAGTGCAAGCGGGTGTTTACGTGGAAATCGTATGACCCATGGGAATGGAACCTGTGTTCATGTGGTGTGATCTTTGACAAGATAGAAATGCGCGGTCTCGGGGAATCCAGAGTGTGGGACAATGCGTTTTCTTGTTGCTATTTCGACACCGCAGAAGAAGCCCGCGAGTGGGTCGAAAACAGACTTCGCGAGCGCGGAGTAATCAAACCAATTGACGTGGTGGAGGTGAGACCATGAACTACGAAGCCGTTCTCAATTACCTGCTGTTCTTCGGAGCCGTCTACCTATTGGCTCCCCAATACCTCGGTCACACCGCAGCGGTAGTGCTCGTCCTACGCGTGGTGTTCTCTTGGTGGAAGCAATACCAGGATAGGAATCTGCCTTGGAGGAATTGGTGAGCAAATGAAAACATATCGAGTTACTCTGCCCATAGCCGGCACCATGGTTGTAACCGTAGACGCTAATAACAAAAGAGACGCAATCGAAAAGGCGCTTGAGGTCGCTGACTGCTCTGATAACGATGCGATTGTTGAGTTGAATCCATACCGCATATTGTGCGAAGGGAATATGCTGCATGTATCAGACAACGAGGCGTACGCGGAGGTCGAGAAATGACCACCACAATCGAACCATTTGAAATTGAAGTTGAAGCGCTACGATGCGTGTCCCGTGATACCGGCGCTACAGCTTTCGACGCGCTGGCCGATAAAATCGAAGCCATGCAGGCCGAAAACGCCGCACTCAAACAGAGGATTGAGGAGAGCGCGAGGACGTTCCATTGGTATAATGTCAATGGCGAATTTGTGCTAGGTGACTACAAGATTGTCCATCAAAAAGGGCGATTCCTGATCCACATTTACTCAGAGGATGAAGGATACGGAGATGTCGATTGTGACTTTTCGGCATCAGTAGACGCGTTCGACTACTGCGAGAGAGAGATGCGAAAAGACGGATTCCTTCGCCACATCGACACAATCATCAGACCGGAGGGGTGCGATGAGTTATCATTGCATTGGTTGCGATTGCTGGGACTGCTACGCGGATTCTGGCCCTGTCAACAAGCGACTGGTCGAAGAGATTCTGTCAAAGGCAGAAGCATCACGCAGCGAGTTGTCAGGCAAGAGCCTTGAGAGAATGAGCACCGTGATTGGTCTGCTTAGGCGGATTATTGAGGATGGTGGCAAATGACCCGCTACAAGTGGCGCCAGTGGTATGCGTCGAGACAATAGAAGAATACGACGATTACCGCTGCGACGGTTGCAGAGAATGCGACGACGAAGAATGGGAGCCATTGCCATGACCACGCGTAAATACTCGCTAAACGATCGAGAAATAAAATCCGTATGCGCAAAAAAAAGCGCGGTAGAAGACATCGCCAAGCTACTCGCCGACGCCGGTGAGATTGCCAAGCGTCACGGGCTTTTTATTTTCGGCGGAGGCGGCGGAGGGATGGGCGCAACCGTTCGCGTTCACGACATGCACCCAAGCAACAGGCCGCTTGTGTTGGCCACTATACCTGGACCGTTTGACGGTGGTTGCGGCGCCAGTTGTACTCTCGACGGATTGGAGCGCGGAGAATGACCCCCACCCAGCGCCTAGCCCCCATGCTGCGGTGGGCCGCGGAGTGTGCGGAGCGTGGCTGGCAATACGAGGCAAAGCACCCGTCGCTTGCGTTCGTCAATACAGCAAATGACATGGCTCCCGTGCAGTTCGTGGAATACGAAATTGAGGCATGCACCAACTCCAACGATTGGGACCGATTCTTTTCACCGGAGGCATTCGGCCCAATCAGAGGATGGGCCTACGCGATTGCGTACGTACTTTTGACAGAGGAGGCAGGACAGTGAAAGCGCGATTGTGGCAAGCGATAACGGATTGTGAGCCGGCTATTGCTGATATTTTGGCAAGTGGGATAGGTTGCCCATCGTTCGCAGAGCGAAGACACAGTTACGCTATCTTTCTCAGGGAGAGAAACAAGTCGAGGAAAGACATGATCGCTGCCAGGGCTTTCTGGCTGCCAGACTTGCCTATCCGCGTCATCAAGGGGGAGCTTCGTATGCACCTCTTTCACTATTGGCCCACCATTGAGCCGAGGTTGCCGTGAAATACCCAGAGGAAGTAAAATGATTTCTTCAACAGATACAGATTGGCACGGTAAACCACTGTGGGTGGTGTTTGGTCACGACCACCAACCCACAATCATGTCGTGCGTACTGCGCGCGTATACGGCCACTCATAAGCTACTCCCATTGGGACAGTCTGGCGATGTTGTAATTTGGGGGTACAGCGTGTGGCGTGGTCGCGCTGGGTACAGAACACTCGGGCTCCGCCTGTCTGAGTGGGCAAAGCGGTTCTCTCTAGAACCTGTGTTTTTCGCGAGTCACGACGAGGCAATTGAGCACGTACGCCAGTTGACAAGAGTGTCTGTTTTGCTGATGAAGCGGATGGACGAGGAAGCGGCTGAAGCTGCGCGTAGAAAGAATGAGGTTTGAGCCATGACCCCACAAGACCGTTGCGAGAGAATGCGTGACATTGTGTTCGAAATCATCAAGCGTCGATACCAGGAGACGATGCCGACAAGAGTGGAACACAAGCATGGTGAATTCGTTATTTATCTGCGAGATAAGCTTGCGGCTAAGTTTTCTATATTCAGAGAATGGCCAATGTTTGACCCAGACAGGGTCAGCATCTTGTGCGAGGCTCACAGTATGCACAGTCCTGTGCGAAGTGGCAAAAACACCGATGATTTCGCTAGATTTTCGGCCGGTGTGTCCTATCTGTACCTTGACTTGTATTTGGCCCGTCGAGCACGCGATTTGAGTCAATCGGACACAGTCGCACAGTCCCTAAGCGAAGCAATCGAAGGAGCGCTCGCGGCAGACGAAGCAAAAACAATTGGAGCGATGTTGAAATGCGCGAGAGCGCTCGAATGGATTGAGGGGGCATCATGACAACGGATTTTGAAGACGTAGCGACATACGAACACGCCAGCGTAACAGAGAAAACGCCGACCAAAACGCTACAACTTGGCGCGTGTCAGGGTGTGTCGTGGGTCGGCCGTGGGCAAACCACGGTGTCCTTTGAGGAGTGCTCCACGTGGGCGGATGATTTTCGCGGAGCTGTACTGCGGCACTATACGGGCAGTCGTGGCGCCCCGGTCGGCAAGAAACAGGGCTGGCGAATATATGAGCACAGTGCGCACGATAGAACTCTCATTGGTTGGATTGGCCTAGGAGAGCCAAGCTACAAATTGGCGCCGCGTCGAAGGCTTGGCCTGCGTGATGCTCGTCCGCTCGATCGGACCGTGAGTAATTTTATCTATCGGCTAGAAGGCCCAAGGATTACTCCGGCGAGTGGTATTTTGCGTATATGGATGCCCGTTGCTGCGGATTGTTGGGAGCGCAGATACGGGTGGCGTCCGGTTCACTGGGAGTCAATGGTTGGCCAGGGGGACGCAAAGGTTCTTGGAGCTTGTTTTCGCGGCGCTCGATGGCGTCAACTTGGGTGGACCACCGGCCGGACATGTCGTCGTCAGACTGGCAATTCGCACGGCAAGCGCATATGGAGCGACGGGCCACCGAGGTTGGTCTTTTATTTCGGGCCGCTCGCACGGTTGCCGGAGCCTACGCAGGCAACCGATAGGCCAAATATCACAGCCCCCGAGATACCCGGAGCGCAGTCGGGTAGCTGGTCACGGTCGGTGCCGTGCGGCTCGGTGCGGGTGGTGGATAGCGTGACGGGAGGTGTGGGGTGAGCTCCACCAGCCGCGGCGCAGTCCGCCAGCCTGACGATTTCTACGAGACCCCAGCGTGGTGCACTCACACGATTATTTCGCACATGCCGAGATTTTCTAGCGCTCTCGATCCGTGCGCAGGCAAAGGAGCAATTCTGTCGGCAGTCGATCAATGGGGGTCCTACCTAAACCTGCACGCCATTGAAATTGATTCGGACAGGTCCGCCAAAATCAACGACAGCGTGACGTCGTCCGTCGTGTGTGGCGACGCCCTGGTAATCGAGTGGCCCAAGGTCGACCTAATCATCACCAACCCACCCTATTCGCTGGCGCTGCCATTCGTCAAGCGGGCCTGCGATTACCTCAGCCAATGGGGCAAAGGCCAGGCTGCGTTTCTTTTGCGCCTGGCATTTCTCGAATCAAAAGAGCGCAACGAATTTCTGCGCCATCGAATGCCCGACGACGTTTACGTGCTGCCCAAGCGGCCGTCATTTATCAACGGCAAAACAGACTCTTGCGCCTACGCGTGGTTTGTGTGGGGAGCCAAGGCGCACGGTGCGGCGGCCCGCCTGCATGTGTTGGGGGTATAAGAATGATCCAAACCGATCTATTCGCCGACCCCTCCGCCGCAGCGGCTACGAATTTTCAAAACAACGAGCAAATCGCAACGAATGAAAGGGAAAACAAGTGAACCAAAAAGAGAAAAGTAACGCTAGGTCAGTGATGCGATTCATCGAGGCTGAGGTAGACAGACTTGTCGAATTGCACGACCTACGAAGAAGTGTCTTCGCATCAGAAGGCTCAATTAAGATTGACGATTATAATGCAAATCGAGACGAAATACACATTACAGAGATTTATTTGTCTACTGTAAGAGTCAGCCACAATGGGAACTGGGCCGAAGTGGTCGAGGTTATTATCGACGGCGTCGGCAGAAGGAAGACTCTTCTATCGCAAGATGAGTTGCTAAAATGCGCGTCATGGATAGCGTCTTGCGCTGTTGCTATGAGCGCTGAAAATCATAAAATCGAAATGGAATGCAGCCCGGTTAGGATTATCAAAGCAGATGATTCCGTATTTGTTTTCGGCGAATGGTGGTCTACGAAAGCGATACGTCTGATCTCGAGTTCTTTGCCAAGGAAAAAAATACGCTTACAGAAAAGCAAGACGATATGAACGGACCCGTAATCTTCCTCGACTTCGACGGAGTCCTAAACAACCGGCACTACAGACACAGCGGGCTTGGTGTTTTTCTGGTGTCCGACGGTACGCTCGATGAGCTAATTGACCCAGCAAAGGTGGCGCTCATTCAGCAGATACACGAAGCGACGGGCGCGGGCGTCGTGGTTTCCTCAAGCTGGCGAAAGACCCAAACTGAAGAGCAGCTATTGAACGTGCTCCGAAGCAAAGGCTACCTCGGCCCGCTACTCGGCGTCACCACATCCAACGATTTTACCTTAGACGTGCGGCTAAATCGTGCTGTCCAAATCAGTCGATGGGTACAGGAAAACAATGTTGACGCATGGATTGCTTTTGACGATTGGCGCCTTGATTTTCACTTCGTGAATTTCATTCAGACCAGCGACGAAACCGGGCTGACAGAATCACAGGCAAAGCAGGCAATTCAGCTATTGGAGATGCAGAGATGAGCGGCCCATGCGGCAGATGCGGCGGACCTACGGACAGCGAGGCGAGGTGCGCTGAGTGTCATCAACCCAGGCCCAGGCCTTTTACATTTGCCACGGCAATTCGAGAGGCGAACGGATGGACCGCGAGGCAGTACAATCGGTGGCACAGAGTGAGGTTTATGTTTATGCCCTGCGATGAGTGCGGCGACTTGGGGTATTACAAGCGCCACTCCTGTCGATACTCCGCGCGCGGCAGGGTGATTCTGCCACCGGAGCGGTACCAGTGACCCGCATCGACGTCTCCTCTCGCACCATCACCAGGGCGCTCTCTACCCCGCCAGGGGTGGCGGTTTATTTTTTTTCAGCATAAAACACAGCACATCGTAACTGTTTTTGAAAAATCGACACGGGGGCACTTGCGCGGGCTAGCCCGCTGTATTAGATATCAAGTGTCGACGGCAACGAAGACACCTTGAAAACCAAAGCAGTAAAACCCCGGCCGCACCAGCGAAGGCCGGACGAAGTGGCGTAGACACCCCCTCTGGATAAAGCGGCAGTACGGCTCGACCGCAGAATAGCGCGGTCAGCGCAAGTACGGCTACAAGGTGTGCGACCCCAGTCACTAGGTGGGCACTGGACAAGAGACTCACTGGCGGAACCCGGAGAACCGCAAGGCTAAATCACCGAGGCAGAGGTAATCACCTGCCAGAGAAACGCATCCAGAGATGACCTCTGGGTCCCGACCGCTAGGGACAAGCGCCAGCCCGACTGGGGGACAATATAGCGATTAGGTGGCTCGCTCCACCGCGATAGGACGAAACAGAGCGAACACAGCCCAGAGCTAGCGTGAACCGCCGGCCTGGGCTTGAGGCGTTAGAGGACCACGACATGACCGCGCCACTCACGACCAGCGAATCCAAAACACTCAAGGAAATCCGCGCAGCAATCAAAGGCGCCACAGAAGGCGGAGATCACCATTCACTTGCTGCAATCAAAGAGAGTATCGTCACCATGCTTGATACCGCGTCGCCAGCCTTGGCCGCAGCGCTCAAAGCCCTCCCGCTCGTCCGCGCACAATATCGCGCGGAGAGTGACGAGGCGTTGTTGCAGCAGCTCCGCGACCTCGGGGACGAGCACGGATACGGCCGAGCCACCGAGGACGAGGAAAATCGCGGTATCGAATACGTGATCGAGACAGTACAGACGCCACGCGCATTCGCCGGGTCATTTGGCACCGACGAACAGCGTGATTTTATCGCTAACAAATTGGGCACCACCGCAGCGCGTCTCGACCGGCTCGATTGGTACGCGGCGTATGGCGCCGGGCTCGTCACTGGCTACCACCGACGCGGCGAGGAGTTGGGCGAACATATGCTCAACGGATGGTCCGTGGGCAGTGACGGCGTGACAGTGCGAGGGCGAATCCCACCAAACGACATGGAGGCATGGGAGCAAGTGTTTTTGCTAGCAGCAGAGCAAATCACCGGTCTAGAGGGGGGCGCTGCGCAGCGTGTCGTTGACTCAGTCGTACGCATGGCGGGTCAAATAGAGGACGATCCGCGAGAGACTGGAGGCGTGCGAGAGTTGTTCCCGTGGCGTCTCCCCGATGGATTTGACAATGATTTCGAGATTGACGAATTGCACGAGGCGTTGCGCCGAGAGTACGAGGTTTCAGACGATGTGACCGAGTGCGAGTTCGGTCGATGGGGCGAGGGTGACCAGCGCCAGGTAATATTTTTTGAGGAGACAGGGCGCTGCGGCGTAGTCTTCAACGGCGACCCAATATGGACCGACGCTAAATCGATTGAGGAGGGAATCGGTCGCGTGGTGATTGGGCAGGTGATCGAATGAGCACTAAGAAAAAATCCCACAGTGGCCCCACCATCCCCGCCGCTGAACGTGCGGCACGGGGCCAGCGCCAGCGCGGGGTTCGGCTCTCCGCTGAGGTTGACGATAGAGTCGCGGCGCTGCTTGAGTCAGGACACACGCTCGCGGAGATTGTCGAGGCGGGTGTGGTGGCGCTAGAGACAAAATAAAACAACCCCACCCGGTTATGGGTGGGGTCAGGGCTGCAACGAACCGGAATTTCCGGATCGTTCGACCGAGTAAATCCTCACGCTCGCGCAAAAAAAATGCCCCCACCATTTTGCTAGGTGGGGGCGGTCGTAGCACCGAAGTACTACGGGGGATGCATGCGCTTGGCTCGGTTTCCCTTTGCGCTGCCTTGCGGCTGGACCTGATTTCGATACAGGGACCGCGGGTTATTACACCCGCTGCTCTACCTCTGAGCTATCCAGCCAAGCGCCGGTCTCTCCCGGCTGTCGCACCTCTGACTGGTGTCGTCGTCACCCTCTCGGGTCGCTGTCTCTGCAGCCGTCACGCCTCCGAACCGCTTCGAATTGGGCCGCTAACTTTAGGGCAATGTCAGTGTCCCCTTGGGCTTTCTCCTGTACGTTCGTTTTCAGGTCGGCGTTCACACAGCCCAACAGGGCTATCGTCGCCCCGGTGCGGGAGCTATGCGAGCTCCGACGGGGCTCGACCCGTCGGCCTGGATTTGTACCAGGCTGTGCTCCAACGCACCGGAGCTAGGCCGATAATAATCAATCCGTTTGATTGCGCAACCTCTTTGCACGCTCCGCCTCCGCCTCCGCCACTACCCCGCGCCTCTCGTCCCAATCGTCGACAGCCCACGCGGTAGGCACTATCGCCGGGGCGTGGTGCTCGGGCCACCTGAGCAGGTCAAGGCCACCGGGGAGCACGAGGCTTTTGTCAATCGTCGTGCCGTCGTACTGCCACAGTGCGAGCCGATTCGGGAGCCATCCCGCAGGCACTTCAGGAGCCCCCACGGGGGCCCACAGGTCGCGCTGTTTGGGTCGATAGTCCGCGCACCATAGCACGCGTCGACAGAGCCAAGAGAGCTTACCAGCGTGGCCAAATTTCGACCAGAATCCAGGGCCAGTGTAGACCACACACTCGGTCCCGACGCAGGCTTCAAGCGCCACGACAAATTGCTCAATCCGCGCAAGCGTCCGCTCCGGTGTCTCGCACACGGTGCCCGAGGCGTTGCACATGGATTCGCAATCGACCGCCGGGCGAAGGTCCGTCGCGCCTGCGTCGAATATCAGCTCCGCAAATCGATTGGCCGCCTCTGCCTGATTGACACGAGGGGCGAAGTGGTACGAGTATCCGGCGACCAAAAAGCCGGCTTCACGAGCTCGCTGTGTGCGCGGGGCGAAGGTCTTTTGCTCGTCCCCTCCCTCGGTCGCTTTGAGGTACACGAGGCGCACTCCCTTGGCGTAGAGCGCGGACCAGTCGGGCTCTGGATTGTGGTCGTAAAGGTCGATGCCGAGCATAAGAACAACGCCTCCAAATCAATCCAAAAGTTCACCGCTCTGTCTGGAGTCGTCTTATCCGCCCCCGTATAAAGCCAGTATTTTTGCTGCTCCGCATTCCACCCAAGTCGGCGCGACCGGTACTCAATCGCCGCGCCCTTCGCCCCTTGGCCACCGTCGACGCTCTCTAGGATTCCGTCGATTGGATTGTACGAGCGAATGGTCAAGCCGTGCGTGCCTAGTCCTTCGCCGATGATAAACATGTCGGCGGGCCTTGGGCTTTTCGTGGTCTTGACGATATCGAGCAAGGCGCCTTTATCACGGGCAATCGTGACCAAATCGGCCGCAGGATTCCGAAAGCCTGTCGCGATGTTTGAGCCCGGTGGGAATATCCCATGAGGCGTCTGCAATAGCTCGTGGTCGACGCCTAGCTCACGCAATACCGCCAAGCACACGAGCATGCAATTCGACTTGGTCTCGATCATATTTCGTCGAGCACCGGGCGGGTCGAAAGGAAAGAGAATGTCTTCGGCCTTCTTCTTCTTTTCGGCGCTGTGCTCGGGTGTACCACCGAGACCAACGAGGGACTCTGCGTACTCTACAGCGTATTGACGAATCACTCGAAATCCTCCGGCCTAAGCGTTGGTGGCGCCGCGGGTGGCTCCGTGTCGAAAGGGTCCGGCGCGGTGAATCCTCCGGCGTCTCTGCGGTGTGATATCGCAGCGAGTACTGCCCCAGGGTCCTCTCGGTCTGCTCGCGCGTGAAGCGCTGCGATATCGGCTTCGAGGTCAGGCAAATCGGGCTTGGTGATTTTGCCACCAGCTAGCGAGGATTTTACTTCTGACCACGCATCGTCAGCACTTTCGTACTTATCCCATACGTAACGAAACAGTGTCTCGAGTACGGGTAGGAGTGCGGTAATGACAGGGCTCATGATGCTGCCTCAAAAATGTTTTCACAAGACGCTTGAATGCAATGCGGGCTAAACCAAATGCGTTCTTTCTTGCCGTTGCCTGTGCGCTCTGTTGCCTGCCCGCCGAATCCAGCGCCGGCATTCCACGCGACACAATCCCAGTCGTCAGGCATTTGGTGCTCGCCTTCGTATCCGCACAACGCGATCCGCATTCTCGGATTTTGGCCATTTTCAATTGCCCACTTTCTGACGTCGTGAGCAACAGATTCACTGTCCTCTCGGTAGACGTCTGCGCACCTATCGGCCGCATATGGTGGGTCCAAAAACACAGCGGTCAATCCGTGCTTGTGCGTGACACTCGGGCCGCACACGCGAGACCAGTCCCCGCAGGCCACGCGGACGCCACGGGTTCGCTCGTGCAGCTCTTCGAAATAGGCAAAGAGTGCGGCGTCTTTGTCGCCCAAGTGCGGGAGCTTCCTGTTGATGCCACGGCCGCTGTCGCCCAAGTGCGGGAGCTGCCTATTCACGCCACGGCCGCTGTTGCCCGCTCGAGCATTGATCAGTTCGCCGTCCTGTACAATCCAAGGGCCTCTCCCGCTGCAAAATCCTGAACCAATCCAGCAGCATGTCCCCCACACCCACCAGCCCGCAATTCTCGGATCGTGGTATTCTGGATCGCCTTCAAGCTTTGGCCCGAGACTGTCTTTTTGACTGACGAGCCACGCGTGGCGCGCGTGCAAATCGTTCTCGTTGACAGGCCAAGCAGCGTGTTTTGCGGTCTCCTCTGGAGACAGTGCAATCGACCGCCAAAAGTTCGAGACGAACCCATCGAGGTCGTTGATTGTCTCGATTCCGTCGAATGGCTGTGGTCTGCCTAGTAGCATGGCGCCACTGCCGAAAAACGGCTCGATGTAATTTTTCACCTGGCCAAATCGCGACCACACCAGGTCAACCACTTTGCGCTTGCCGCCAAACCAGGGGTAAGGCGATTTTATAGTCATTTGCACACCCCCGAATTATCGAGACCATTGGCCAGCAACCGCTGCGCCTGGATTACTTGGGCCTCCGCGTTGTACCTCGCCTTGTACTGCACAGCGAGTTCGTTGACCACCTGGTGTCGACACACACGCCGCTCCTCGGGGTCTTGCTGTGAGCACCGGACTGTCCACTGCGCCTCGGCGTCCGTGTTGAGCATCAGTGTGAGACTCTCGCGTGCGAGCACGAGGGATTTGCCGGCTGTGTCCGCGTCAGAGCAGAGAGCGCGGATACCTGCGGGAGTGCAGCCGGAGAGGAGCCAGATAAACAGGGCGAG